GCAGACGTGCCCGTGCGCCGTCTTCCACCGCCGCCCGCGTGGTCAACGTGGGCGCTGAGGCAGTCAGGCAGTCAGTCAGTCAGGCAGGCAGTCATAAGCAGCCCGGCGGCGGGTGCAAGCGCGCATGGAAGCACGCGCACGGGGTGCACACGGGCACGCGCAGCCCATGTCGTGCCGCTTCTGGGCCCGGGCACACATATGATAAACTTAATCATGAAATGCGTGAGCAAATTGAGCATATAGTATCATTCGCAAAATTCCTGCTTTTTGCGAAAAAAAGTCGGCCGAAACGCTTGACCAAATCATGCAAACGTGGTATAATAAACACATGGTCAGGGGGAACACCGTAAAACCGATATGCGGTGCGCGGCACTTGCAATAAGGGAAAATAGACCGATGGTCAAGAATCCCGCAAATCCACCCCATAACACATACCACAATATCACGGGGGTCACTCAGTAATACTAATATATAATATATAGGGGGACATGAATGATGGATGTTAAAAAGATGATTAAGGTCACGAAACGCAAGGCAGCGGCGCTCACCAAGAAGCTGGAAGGCACGGGGTCAGAGGTAGAGGTACTTACCGAGTACTGCTGCTATAATCTGGCTTACACGTGCCCGGTAATAAGGATCACGTGCGACGGTGGGCTTTGCTCTAAAATGTATAGTATCGTCGCGGCAGCGTGCACGGCGCGCAATCGCTGGACTATGACGGACGTATATCTTGTACCTGGCATGTACCGCATAACCATCGCAATCGCTGAGGCAGATGCGCTGCATCGCGCTGATAGCGCAATCGGTCATGCCGTTTTCGAGGCGGGCTGGACCGTTAATCACGACGCGCGCGTAAAAAATCACGGCATACCTGAGGCGGGTTGGGTCGCCGTTAAGCGCCTGTATGGCACGGACGATATGACTGCCGTTGCAGCAGCTTATATTGCGCGGCTTGATGCTGCTGAAACAGTCGAGGATGTTGCCTCGATTAAAAACGCGGTGATAGATGAGATCAACGCGCTTAAAGCCGCGTATGACGCGGCAGAGGCAGAGGCCGCCGCACCCGCGGCAGTCGAACCCGCGGCAGTCGAACCCGTGGCCGCCTCGAGCGAGGCGGTAGAACTCGCTGAAACCGCGAAATACACACTTGACAACGACGTCGAATATATGTATCGCGCGCGCGTGCGCGGGGTAGAAGTCGGCAGTGCGTCCGTTATAGTGTACGACGACGGCGACGCGTATGTCGAGCGCATAGACGTTGACGACGGATACCGCAATCGCGGTTACGGTACCGCGATGCTAAAGCAGTTGGCCGCGATGTACGGCGACGTGTATGTTGCGCCTGACAACGACGACGCGCGCCGCTTGTACGCGCGGTTAGGCGACGACGTGACAGGCAAGGGTAGCTGGGGTTACGTCGACCAAGGTTATGGGGTATACGCAATAGCGGCATGATATAGCGTGCCATACGGCGCGCGGGTCGCTGGAAGTATTCTTCAGCCGTTGATTAATGCAGCGGGGGGCTGGAAGTGGGGGTCAGTCCGGCACGTTCTCAATCAGGTCGCCGGGCTGGCAGTCCAAAATATCGCAAATCTGACCCAGTACGGTCCAGGATACCATTTTACCATCGCGCAGTTTTTGAACCATGCGCTCGCCAAAAAGTTTTTCCTGCCGCAGGCGGTAGGAAGTGTACCCCGCTTGTTTCAAAGCAGCGAGCACGTCGGTCTTGTATATGATCATTGTCATTCACCTCGTGCCACATTATAGCACGGATATACACGCTTTGCAAGTGCATACTAAATTTTACAATGCACACGCAATTTAGGTGTTGACATGCACGTGAAATGGGTGTATAATAAAGGCAAGGAACGGAACCCCAATAAACACTATACGGGAGGTTGGAACGATGAAAAACTACTTTACGCGTGACGAGATACAGAAGGCTGTCGCAAGCGGCGCGCTGCTCGATTTGATTTGGGATGCTGTTGACGAGGCTGAAGATCGCATCGATTGGTTCGGGAGTAACTGCGGTGATGCATTTGGTCTGAGAGTTCAGGACGAGCCGACCGACGGCCAATATTGTGCGCTGTCGCACGAATACGACTACCACGGTGAGGAGGGCGATATACTTCCGGGCACATGCGCTATATCGCTGATGGATGCCAGATCAATGCCCACCCAATGGTCGGTTGAGCAGGCATTGAAGAGGATTAAGCACTATTGCGGCGATTACATCTACCTCGTATACGGTGTCGAGGCAGATGACAGCGAACGCCAATACGAGCCGGATGAGGATGAGGTTGTCATTTGTAGCGCACGTAATCGCGGCGCGCTGATTATATCGCCCGTCTGACGATGGTCTGCCGGCAACAGGCCAAAACGCCCCACACATTTTCCAAAAAACTATCACAGAGGAGAATTAAAATGAAAAAATATCAAGTTATCGGGGGACAATATGAATCTTGCTGGTATGGGGAGTCTGATACATTGCGCGGCGCGCGCCGCATCGCGAACGCCCATGAAGAGTATTGGGATAATTGGCAAGGGTTTCATACGCCCGCCATATACGCCGCCGAAGACGTGATAGAATACGAATCGCGCGGCAGGATTACCACGCCTGACGGGTGGGACATTCGCGACGCGCGCATGGGGGCGCAGCCCATACCCGACGGTCTGAAGGATATTGATGTCGAGCGTTGGGGCGGAAACATCAAGTTGGCGTTGGAAGAATATACCATCGATCACGGCATTTGGTGCTGACGTAAAAAACGCCGAAGACTTAATCCTCGGCAGGCTGCTTGGTGTCAGCGTCGTGGAGCATCGCTTCAATGACTGCCGACATTATGAAAGCATTCAGCGATAAGCCGTTCATCTCGGCACGCTTTCGAAGCGTTTCTTTATAGCCCTTAGGGACACATAAAGTAATACGGTCATACGCCTTAGCGTTCCATTTGTTTTTAGATGCTGCACTGGTTTTCCCACCCACGGTAATCACTCCTTTTCGCAGGTAAAATATATCATGGTTTGCCCACTTGTACAAGTAGGCAAATTGCACAAATACACCTAGGCAACTATGCACACATTTCCAGGGTTGCGTACTTTGCAAAGTAGGCGTATAATATATCTGAGCCGAGGGGAACGCAGAGTGACGGCCCACAAGGGCCGGTAATGCGGCGAGCCGGTCACAAGCCCGGCAAATATATGCGCATGGAGGTTACAAAATGGAAAAGAAGTACGAGCTGATAAAGGAAGAGTCCATGATAGTAAGGGAAGAGACCATGATAGCAGGCAGGGGATATACGGTATATCGCGTTAAGGCGCTGCGCGATTTCGGCGACGTTCACGCGGGCGACCTGGGCGGCTGGGTCGAGTACGACGGTGACATCAGTGACGATGGTACCGCGTGGGTATACGATGATGCTAAAGTTTACGGCGGCACTATAGTCTACGACGATGCACAGGTTCGCGGAAACGCTGGCGTGATGGATGGTCGCATTTACGGCAACGCTAAAATTTACGGAAACGCTTACGTCGAAACTGCCCACGTTTACGGCAATGCTGAGGTATACGGCGATGCCAATGTACACGGCGGCGAAGTGTACGGCAACGCGAAAATTTATGGTCACGCTGAAATACAGGGTGAAACCAAGGTTTACGGTCATGCCGAAGTCTACGGTTTGAGCCAGATAAGCGACAACGCTCAAATATACGACAACGCGAAAATTCACGATGTCAGCGTATACGATAACGCCGAGGTCTACGAGAATGCTGAAATATGCGATGCCGCGTCCGTGTTTGGTAATGCTAAGGTCAGCGGAAAATCCAAAGTCAGTGGTCGCGCTCAAATTTATGAAAAAGCGAAGGTTTGGGGCACGGCTAAAATATATGATAACGCCGAAGTTTACGGCGAAGCGAATGTTTGGAGCGCCGCCGAAGTTTACGGTCACGCCAAGGTGAACGGAAAAGCCAGCATAGAGGATGACGCTAAAATATACGATTATGCCACGGTCGGCGATGATGCTAAAATATATGATAACGCCCGCGTGTACGGTCAGGCCAAGATTTATGACTGGCCTACCGTACATGATAGCGCGGAGATTTACGATAGCGCGGAGATTTGCGGCGATGCCGACATCGGCGGCGATGCACATATCGGCGGAAATACTAAAATCGATGACTTTGTTCTTGACGAATGAAACAGTAAAAACTCACCCCTCACACACGAAAAAAGGAGGTGACACGCGCCTATACGCGCGCGTAGCACATGGAACGGTCGTTTAAAATGTATAATTCTTTTATAGATATGGTTCAGCAACCCCACCTTCTGATCGCCGGTGCAACCGGCTCGGGTAAATCTGTATTGCTGCACAACTTGATATATCATCTTTTCGGCGCTCCGCATGGGCACGAAGCGCCCATCCTGTACCTTATCGACCCTAAGCGAGTCGAGCTGATCGACTATGCCGACTTGCCTCAGACCGCAAAGCACGCGACAGAACCGGATGACATTATACGCACTCTGGAACGCGTCGTTGAGCGGATGGATGAGCGCTACCGCTCGATGATGCAGCGCCCGAACCCCGCCGACCGTAAGTTTTACGGTGAGCCGGCCGTATACGTCATTATCGATGAGCTAGCAGACCTCATGACGACCAGTAAGAAGCGGGTAACGCCGCTGCTTGCGCGGCTTACCCAGCTTGGGCGCGCGGCGAACGTCCACGTAATCGCCGCAACGCAGCGTCCGACCCGCGACCTGATTAACGGTCAGATTGCCGTCAACATTGACGCGCGCGTTGCGCTCAGATGCCCGACTGCTCAGGACAGTCGTAACATAATCGGCGTTTCGGGCGCGGAAAACCTGCCGCGTTACGGTAGCTGCATCTATCGTAACCCAGATGGCATTATGCGGTATACGGTTCCGCGCATACCGCCGGAAGAAATTCAGTCGGCGGTCGAATGGTTGATCGCAGGCAGATCGAGCAGTTCCCGACCGGAACGCGAGTACGTGCGCGTTGGCGGCACGCTCCGGCGCGGCGAGGATTTACGCGATTTAGATAAGCCGCGGTGGCTGAGGGCGCTGAAAAGAATGTTTGCCAAGCGATAAGTAGCCGCGGGCGCGAAAAAGCGCCGGGCGTGGAGGGGAAAAACATGAAGCTCAGGATTTATGCTAACTATGGTGTGCTGGCTCACGAAAAGCAGACAGTGTACGCAACGTATCGCATTGGCCCTTGCAACAAGCCGGTAGACGTTGAGCTGCTCGACGACTTTGACATTCGCGGTAATATATACGATAATGAGCTCGTAAACGTCGATGGCGTCGATTATCTGCTAGACGACCTGCTCGACGCGATGCCCAAAACCGAGCGCCCTTGCTTGCGCTGGTACGACGGGTACCAGTATTATCGCAAGGAGCTTAAAGTCATTAAGTGGTATACCTAATTAAAGCCGCGGGCGCGAAAAAGCGCCGGGCACGGAGGGGAAAAATGGCTAATGTAGAAAAGATCGAGGTAAGGTTTGAGGGCGGCGAGGCGCGCGACTTCCATCATGGCGAACTGCCAGCCGTTAACTATATGCTGGCAGCGGTGGAAGATGAAGACGGCGAGGAAATCGAGCTATACGCCGAATACGCCGTCAACGAAAGCGATGATGAAATCGCAGGCTACGACGAGCTTAAAGCCGAGATCATCGAGCAGGCGAAAGAGTACGGTATACCCGCAACTGACTTGCATTTTTACTATGACGACTAACATCACATTGCGCCGCTCATTGTATGTACGCGATTGAGCGGCGTTTTCCTTGCGAAAAGGAACGCTTTTTGATATAATATCATCGTCCAAGTCCATTCTTACACAAGCAAAATCAAAATCTCGAAAGTGTTCCTTTTTCCGCATATTTTTTTCAAAGTGAGGTATCATAATGTTCAAGCTGTATGAAAGATATAAAAAAGCAAAGCAGGCAACTCCGGAGGAAAATGAAGCCGCGATTGAGGCGGCCAAAGCCCGGATAATGGCGGCTGGCAAAGATGTATCGCCGGAATTTGAAATGATAATCCGTGACGCTTTAAGCGCGGAGAATCCGCACGTTATGCACGGGCGACTTATCCGTTCTGTGGTGTGGCTACATTTCCGAAATTTTATCAACTTTTGGAAAATAATATTTAGGGGGTGGTGATATATGCTAGCACCAGAAATTTTCGCGAAAAAAGTAGCCGACAGTAACCCCGCCATAATGTCGGCGTTTGACAATATGCAGCTCAATCGGGACAGCATCGCAAGATCTGGCAAGTGGCCGGAATGGGCGGCGCTTCCAGGCAACGCTATTGTTGGCGGTATGGAGGCCGCCATTAAAAGCAGTCTTCCGCGCGATTTGTCCCTCGCGCCGCACGCGGTTGAGGCATATCTTTGGTTAAAGTCCAAGCAGATTTTCGCGTTCGACGAGACGCTGGAAAAAGAGCTGATTGCGCAGGAATTTTCGGGCGATATACCCGGCGAAGTGCTGTATCGTATGCCCGTGCCATGCGTATACGTCCAGCTTCACGCCGACAGCCGCATCTTTAGTGCGGATACTATCACGGATGGATTTTTCGCGTGGATGGAATTCGACCCAAACATGAACGCACCTTTCCTTTCGGTCACTGCGCTCACCGCAGAAGGGACGCTCCAAGCCGCCATTATGTGTCATATGCTGGGCACAATCGAAGAATCGCTAAATGCGTTCACCAGTCATGCCTCGAAAGTCATGAAAGACCCTCGTGTAAAAGGCAGTGACCTTGAAAGGCTTATGTCCCGGTCGCTCAACAGCGCCGCAATGGCGCGCGACGCTGAAATTCTTAAAAAAGTATTTAACCTGCTGCTCTACCTCTGCACCGACGAACCCGACTACGACAACCAGCCGCGCCGCGTAAAGGCAAAGCCCACGTACACCACCTATACGCCCGAACGCCCACCGTGCCGGACGAACATTACCAACGTCGGCACGCGCATAGGCGCGGCTATACGCCTTGACCGCCAAAAGGCGAAAGAGCTTAACGACGAAGCGGAGCAGCAGTCCGAGCACAGGAAGCACGCCTCGCCCATCGCGCATATACGGCGCGGGCACTATCATTCCTTTTGGACGGGCGCGAAAGAATCCGTTGACCGCAAGATAGTGGTCAAGTGGTTGCCGCCCATGCTAATAAATGGGGACAAGGGCGAGATTTCGCCCACTATACGGCCTGTCAAGTAGAGAGGGTAATCATGGATAAGCAGCAAAAACTATGTGTAATATGTGGTAAGCCATTGCCGCCCAAGCATAGTAAGTATTGCTCAGATGAGTGTCGAGAAACCGCTGAAAAGCAGCACTTGCACAACTATTCAGGCCGTCCGCGCGGCAATCAGGAAATGCGGTGGCAAACCACTTGCATTGATTGTGGTATGCCAATCAATCGCGCCATCAAAAGCATACGCTGTCCGGCCTGCCAACGTGCCGTCAACAAAAAGCGCGACATAGAGCGCAAAAAGCGCGGCCCCGCGCGCCCGCTGGGAAGCGTGGATAAGTGTCAGCGTTGCGGTAAAGAGTATATCGTAACCAGCGGATTGCAGAAGTACTGTCCCGACTGCCGCGAGGAAGCCACACGCGAAAGTGTGCGTGCGCATAAACGCGAATATATGGCTAAACTCAGAGCAGACCCGGAAGCAAACGCCAAAATGAAGCATAGCAAGGCATACATTATAGAGCCTAAGCTTTGCGCGTTTTGTGGGAAAGAATTTATCAAAAAAGGTCGCACGATGTACTGCTCCGACGAATGCCGAAAAGCTGCAAATCGCGCATATTGGGCAGAGTATGACAAGCGAAATGCCGATAAGCGCGCCGCCGCTCAGAAAAAGCGGCAGGCGGCATTGACGCCGGAAGACCGAGAACGGATAAACGCAATGGCGCGTGAAAACTATCGCAAGCGCAAGGAAAAGAAAAAGAGCGAGGATGATTAACCCTCGCTCTTTTCGTCTTTAGTTTTTTCGTCAGCCGCTTCCGGCAGATACTTTGCTTCGATTACTTCCACGCTTTGCAGCTCCGGCGCAGAGGCAACGCGGTGAGACGGCGCTTCTACATTTCCGGTTACGTAACCAAAGTTATTCTGACCGATGAGCTTGCCCACGCCCGAATCAATCATGCCCGTTTGCATGTTTGTTTCCCAAACCGCTTCGAGCAGACTTAGCGCGCGCCTCGCGGTATACATGTATCGCTTATCCTCGCTGCGCGTTTCGCCGTTCGCCCATGCAAAGATTGTCGCGCGCGTTACGCCCAGTGCGTTAGCCAGCCCGGCCACGCCCGGCGGTACGTCGTTGTTGGAGCATTGGTTAAAGTACCATTGTACGCGCTCCGCCACGGCCATTGGGTCATTGAGGTTAAGCGGCGGCATCGAATATACGGCCATCGCCGAGCTGATAATCAGCCGATTAGGGCTATCTTCCAAGCCCTGCGTGCGTCGGGCTTGCATTCGATCTTTGCCGCGCTGGGCTAAAATTTTTCGCGACTTTTCGCTGCCCTTTGACGGCATTTACTGCGCCTCCCTGTGTATGCTGCGCTGCGCATCAAAGCCCGACGGGTATCGACGCTCCAGCTTTTCGACGTTACGCTTCGCCACTTCTTCCAGCGTCACGCCAATACCCGCCGCCGTTTCGGCCACATACCACATTACGTCGCCCAGCTCTTCGATCAAGTGATTTACGTCAAGCTCATGCCCTTGGAATCTGTGCTTCTTGAGTATATCGCAGCATTCGCCGCTTTCGCCAGCCAGCCCCAAACAGCCGTTGTCAAGCTTATTTTCGCCCGCGCTGGTACGCTGCGCTGCCATCTGATATTCGTTAAGCGTCATTCCGTTATTCATATTACCTATTTCCTCATAACTTTCATTTTGATTAGCGCTACCAAGCTCATGCCGCGCAAGCGCATTGATTACAGTCTCTTTGGCTACGCCATACTTGCGCGCTATACGCGCATAAGATACCCCGTTCAGGCGCATTTCGTGCATCTCGCGCGCCTGCGCCTCGCTGATCTTGTACGGCCTTGCCCATTTAACCTTAGGCAAGGCGAGCACTCGAAAGCGCTCGCTTATAGCCCGTGCCGACACGTAGTATTTAGCCTCCAGTTCAGCTATCGTCACCCCGGCGCAATGCAATTCGTACATTTCGCGGGTTTCTCTTTCTATGTCTGGACGCATCCGTACACCACCTACTTAAATATTAAAACAATTCCTGCAAATACTATCATCGCCAGCAACGTCACGGCCATCATTGCCATCGCCGACTTTCCCCAGCAGTCCATTAGTCGTCGCCCCCTTGGCAAGCTAGTAGCATCAATATCGTTGCTGAGAAAAGCAGTATCAATGAGGCTATCTGCATAAACTTCATTCTGTCTCGCGTTCCTTCCCGCTTGCAAAGTACACATGTAATTCGCCTCTGCTTGCCGTAACTCGCGTAACCTCTTTATCAAACATCTCATCTCGCACCATGTTTCGGGCGGCGCAAGCTATTACGTCTACCTCCATAAAAGGGTCGTCCTCCTGCGTCAGCGTCAGCAGCGTATGTTGTTCGACCACCTTCAGCAAATCATTTATGGTCATGCTTCTTCACTCCCTGTAATATATCTCAGTTACCACATCATCGCGACTAAGCGTACTCACAATATTGATAATGCTTGCGTCAAGGATTTCCTGACGCAGCGCCCGCAATAGTACATCGCGATAAGACACAATGGGCGGCTCTGGCAGGTTGCTGTCATTAACATTTGTGAGTACGATTTCGCCGTCGTCGTCAAGCAGTTCAAGTATCGTTTTTACTGTAGTTTTCGCTTCTGCGCTCATTGTCATTCCTCCTTGTACGGCTCGTTCCAGCACTTTATGCAATCGACACAATTATCAAAGCCTTCAAAACCGCCAAACATCTTCTTACGGCATACATTAGGTAAACCGTTCTTGCTCTCCACCATTGCATTTGGAAGCTTTTCGAGGAAAACGTCCTTGTACGTTTTCGTCGGCGGATGTTCTTCTGCCCACTTGCTCAGTATTGCAAGCTGCTCCTCCGCATCTTCGACGTTGCAAGTGCTAATTACCTCAATCAGACACGTGTCTTTGAGGTATCCCAGCGGGCACTTGTTGCATTCACGAAATGTAAGGCACATTCTTATTGCCATTTGATATAACGTTTCAGCCATTGCTTTTACGGCCTCCCATCCCATATAGGCAATAGAGCCATATCAAATCCAGATTCGATAAAGCGCAGCGTTTTTTGATGATTGCAGCCGTTCCCAAGGTAGGTGTATATCTCGTCAAAATCTTCATTGGAAAACGCCGTTCCGAGATATTGATTGATCCCGTCCTGCATAAACTGCTGAAATCTCTGGTTGGCTTTATTCCTTCTGTACGGCTGTCCTTTACTGGCCGCATATGAAAGCCATTCCAGCACTTTGCACTTGACGTCTCGCTCGTTTTCGCAGTCGGAAAGGCAGAAATAGGTGTTTGACTTCAAATGTGCAACAAATTCTCCCGTATGGTTGATGAAGCTATTAGGAAAACAGTTCATCAGGCGTATGGCCATGTTCCATTGGATTATTTCACTCATTTACTTTCACCCTTCATTTTTGCTCCGCAATTTCGGCAAAATTTATTCTTTTCAAATACCGCAACTTTGGGAATATTGTAAGCCCGCTAACGCTTTCTTTGTTTTCCAGAGAGTTCCACCCCTCAAACCGTTGCGCGATTTTCCGCGCATAGCAGTACTCGCACCCGTGTAAGCACCCTGTCACGGGGTTCCATGTGCTGTCGCACCAGTCAATTTTAGTCTTGCTTCCCATTTTCATCCCACCTTCTGTCTCGCTTCCACCTTCTGCACCAGTACATGTCCCAATTCATATACGAGATATAATGCCTGTCAATGTCGCAATAATTGCTGCCGGTTTCGTCGTTCCAAGCGCAATGTTCGCAACTAGCGCACCTCTTCGCATTAACGTTGTCCCAATCCTTTTCCTTGACCTCGTATATCTTCAATTCGCCCATTTCCAAAAGCCTTTCTTTTCCCCCGCCCGCCTGTTCCAGTGCTTAATCGCCCGCTTGAGCGTGCCGTATACCTGCCCGTATTTGCGGTAAATCACGCAACTGCGATGAGTGCATACGACAGCATATCTCTTTTTCGGCATGGTCTTACCCTTTTCAAGCGTTTCAACAGCCCTGACAATCGGCCTTCCTCCGCAAAACGGGCACGCCTTTAGCCTACTCTTCCTCCGTCTCATCATCTTCATCCTCATCATCAAAATCATAGTTTATTTCCAGCCTAGCCCCGCAATGTGGGCAGTAATCCCACTTATCCCTTGCAATCCATTTGGGGTCAACGTAACACTTATGGCATACATTGCATACATGTATTCCGACAAACTCCGATTCTTCCCACTTCCCGCGCTTCCGGCGTTCCACCACCGGCGCGTTCTGTATCAGATCGTCAACCAGCACCGATGCAATAAAGCTCGCGTCGCATATCTCGACTTCCTGCTCGTCCAGCAAATATTCCAATTCGCCCAACAGCATCTGCTTGTCTATCAATTCTCTGTCTGCCATACTAACCTCCGTTTTTTACCTTAGCCACGCCTCATCTGGAAGCATAGCCGCCATACGGTCGAATTTGCTCACCCGGTCGTAATCGTCCGGTGCTTGCATCAAGTTTTCATAGCATTCGCTTATGTCGCTTGCCTTGCGCAGTATCTCACCGTTAAGCTCCCGGACTATATCCACTGCCGCGCTTAACATGGTGACGCGGTAGTCCAGTGCCATGTAGTTCAACACGATTCGCAGACACTCGCCCGTTATTTCAAGTATGCGGTCTTTGGTGTACTTTTTGTTTAACCGCTTGCGCGCTTCTTCGACCGCACCTTGCTGCTCCCATGACGTTTCAAGGCCGAAATAATCGCCCTCAAATTCATCATAACCCAGCATGTCGCTGCTTCCGTCGCCGCCGATTCCGCATACAACGTCGTCAAAGCATTCTTCACATTCGATGGATTGCAAGTCACTTTCAAATTGTTCCAGATCGTTTTCGAGCGTCGCAAACATCATCTGATAGCTCGCGTACTCATCGTCGTTGCCGTCCAGTGCGTCAATCAGCGCTTCCCGCTGGTTGTCGTCCACCCACGCCCATTCATTGCATGTTTCCTGCGTCGTGTATATCCATTGCTGTATGCCGTCGAGATTAATGTTTTGCAGTATGGGGCGCTTATATCGCATCTTGCGCGCTTTCTCGCGCCTTATGTCATCGGCCAGGCTCATGGCTTTCGCTCCCTCTCATAAGCCGCCTTCCGTCTCTCAGGCCGCCCCAAACGCGGCAGGTCGTTGTCCGCAAAGAGCACGCGCGCCACAGCATTTCCGCCCGCATAGTCATATTCCTGCGCAATCTGATCATATGTCGCGCCCTGCCGATACCGTTCGTACATCTCCATGACTTTAGCCTGATGCTGTTCCATCCTTAGTGCCTTTATGCTCATATTCATTTCGTTCAGACGATGAGCAACGCAGTTTGGGCTAATGCCATACTCCGCCGCCACATCTGCCGTGCTCTCGCCATTTTTAAGGCGCTCATATATCTTCAGCAGGTCTTCCCGTGAGAGTATCCGATTCATCTTCAGCCTCTTCTTTCGTACTGTCTTTAGGCCTGTGCCCGAACCTGAAGTCGTACAGCGGGCAACTTGTTGCCGTGCAAAGCCGTATTTCCTTTGCCTGACCGCAGCAGCAGTCAACACATTTAGCCCTTATCGCCCTCAGCGGCGATGCTGCCGTTCTGCTCATAATCCGATTTCCTCCAGTGTTACGTGTACCTGTTCCTGCTCGCCGTACTCTTTGGTCACGATGAGCTGGGCGACCTGACTGTCGTCCGCATATGCTAGCCCGTTCAGCGGGTCAAGCACGATTTTGGCAATGTTGTCCGCGTCGCACTTTTTCGTAAACCACACATCGTGAAGCATCTGCGCACGCTTGGCCTTTGTCGCCGATACAGGCACCGCAAAAGTCGCTTTTATAGTGGCTTTTAGCGCGCCTTCCAGCATCTCCGCGCGAGGGTAGGTACTTTCGTATATCGCCTTTACTTGAGCCTCGTAATTGCGGGTTTTTTCAGGAGTGTAAAGCTGTGCCCATGTGCCGTGTACCCTTGTGCGCGGCCTCCCCTTGCCCTGAGGTTTGCCCGGTATCGTAAATTCCCGTTTTCTGTTCAAAGTCTCTCATCCTCCGATGGGTAAATATCGCATAAGCCCCGGCACGAACTCCAGCAGCGTAACGCCGTTCGTGCCGTTTCGCGCCTTGGCCAGTATGCACTCAACCAGCCGTGAACCGTGCGCCGTCATGCGCCGCCATTGCTCGATCATTTCCTGTGGCCTCACGTCGTCGGCCCTTTGGGGACTGTACAGCAGCATTATCATGTCCGCGTCCTGCTCAATCTGGCCGGATTCGCGGAGTTGGTTGATAGTCGGTCTCTCCGTGCCCTCGCGGTTGAGCTGACTTAGCACTATCAGCACAATGTTCTGCTCCACCGCCAGTATCTTGAGTTCCCGGCTTATCTTGCCGACCTCTTGATTGCGGTTCTCCACTCTGCCGGACGTGCTGCTGCCGCCCATTAGCTGTATATAGTCTACAACCGCGAAATCCAGCCCGCCCCATTTCTCGCGCGCCTTGAGCAGGTCGTTCCTTAGCTGATCGACCGTGCGCACGCGCTCGCTTATCCATAAACGCTGATTGCCGATGTACGCTACCGCGTCCGCGATTGCGTCCCATTCGTTTTCCGTCAGCGTTTCGGCTTGTCTGAGCCGCATCGCGTTTACGCCGCCATAGGCCGCAATCATGCGGTTGGCAAGCTGCGTGTCGCTCATTTCCAGACTGGCAAACAGCCCGGCCTTGCCCGTCTCCAGAAACCTGCGCGTCAGTTCAAGAGCAATCGCCGTTTTACCCGTGCCCGGACGCGCGCCGATTACAAGTATCTCGCCGCCGAAAAACCCGCCCGTCAGCTTGTCCAGCTCGTTAAAGCCCGTCTTCAGCGGCTTTATTCTGCCCGTCGCCTGATCTTGCAGCTTACTCATCGCCCTGACTGATACCGCTAAGGCGCTGCCGTCCCGCTGTTCCTGCGCGGGCGCTGCACTTTCGGCGATGTTTGCAAGTCTGGTTCGCGCATCTGTCAAAATCGTTTTTGGGTCTTGCGTCGCGTCCGCGCTCGCATAAGTAACGTTTCCGCTCACGATTCTGAGCTGCCGCCGCATGTGGCATTGCCGGATGATGCTTACGTACTCGCCAATCTGCGTAGGTGGTGTCCAGTCGCCCGCCGCGTCAACCGCGTAATCAAGCACGCCCGCATCGCCGTTTTTTGAGAGCTGATCATTGACCGTAACCAGATCAACGCCGTGCCGCGCCGCCCGCAATTGTTTCATGGCCTTGATTACCTGCGCGGCGGGTATGTCGTGGAACATGTCGGGTTCCAGTTCGTCCAGCACGTCCTGCACGCGCGGCTGGGGCTCGACAAGCAGTATGCCTACCACCCGCTTTTCTGCCGCGTGGTCAAAATATGGGCTGTTTGCTTCACCGTTCACCGTGCTTCACCTCGTCGTTTACATTCTGTGCTGATTTTTCCTGCGTTTTCGGAATACTTTTGTGAGGTCTGCCTTGCCTGTGGTAAAATCCTTCACCCGCAAATCTGGGCTTCTGTTTTCCTGCATTTTTGGCACGTTTTTTGGTCAAGTACGTTTACCAGCGTATCGTGTAGTTCTCGTATGGGTCATCCTTGGGCTTCTCAGTAGGCTTTGAAGCGTCCTTGCGTGCCCATGCGCGTATGGTGGCGAGGTGGTTCTTGTACTTCGTGCCCTTGCTGGCCATGTATTCGCTCAGGCGCTCAATGCGTTCCTGCCAGTCGTCCGGGTACTCTGTCTTGAGCTTATCCATGTCCTTATCGGTCAGCATCACGTTCCTGTACTGTCCGTACTCATGGCGGGGGGATTTGCCCAGAACCGTAGGTTCGGGCACATACTCCTCTCTGTTAGTAGTCTCTGTAGTAGTCTCTGGTATTGCACTTTCAATTTGAAACTTGTCAGCTTTCAAATTGTTAGCATATACTTTCAAAATGTAACTTCCATTTCTCAAATTCGGCAAATCGATTTGAATCCTGTAGCCGTTCAGGGTGTACCCTTTTTCGGCCAATGCGTCCACAATTTCGATTAAGTTCACGCGATACTGTTTCGTTCTGTCCCATTGGTATTTGGGATTGTTGCGCTCGCTGATAAACCCCATGTCCTCCAGCGCTTTAATGTGTCGGCGCATATTGGCTACCGACTGTCCAAGCAGCGTCTCATCTGACAATTCTTCGGCGGTTTTATAAAACCAGCCGTCCGTCGCGTCACTTGTTGGCAGTCCGTGCGATTCAGCTCGCTTATTTTCAGCGGCGATGAAACTGTCAAAATCATCGACACGTTCCGACCAATAGAGCATTTGATTCAATATCACGGCTTTTGCGAAGTCACCAGTTATCGCCACAAGTTCTTCCCGAATGAGCGCAACCTTTAGCCGCCTTGCTTTTATTACGTTGCTGTTCATGCTTGCTGTACCATCCTAAAGCAGGTATTGAGTTGTCTAAAAGCAAACGCCGTATTCATTGTCTCTCGCCTGTCTGTACCCTTCGAGCGCGTAGCCCTTTTCGTTCAACGCATTCACGACGGTTGATATATTGATCTTGCAATAAAGCATCGTCCCGTGAAGGCAGTTCGTGTCTTCCCAACATTCTGCCAATCCAGCAGCAGCGAGTTCGCGAATAGCTTGCTCCATATGCTCTTTAGGCACGTCAAGCATCGTAGAGTCAATAAGGTATTCCGCCGAGTGGGTTGCCCAATCGCAGAATTCATAATCATAGTAGAGCAGTCGGTCTAATATCAGCGCTTTCACATAGTTTCCGGCAATTGCTACAAATTCTTCCCGGATAGTGGCACGTTTGAGTTCTTTTAGCGGCATCGTCTCCCCCTCCTAAAACGGCAGGTCAGCCGGGTTAATCGGCTTGAAGGTACTTGGGTCAGCCGCGTACTGGCCATCCGTCATTTCTATGCCGTTTTCGCCCACTGACGGGGCGTAGAATGCGTTTGCGGGGGCGGCTATGTATGCCGACGCGCCCGCCACGCCCACATAGTCGGCAGTAATGGTCTCGTAAACCTTTCCCTCGACTACCCGTTTGGTGTAAAGCCCGGTCACAAGTATCACGTCGCCCACCTGTATGCTCTTGGCCAGATCAGCCAACGGATACCAGAAGTCGCAGTCGATGAAGTACCCTTTCTTACTCTGCGTATTGTACCCGTGCTGCACGCTTACGACGTACTTTACCTTATCGCCGCCGTAATCGCGTTTTCTGGGGGCTATCCTCACATGCCCGGTCGCTATGGCGGCTATCTTATTGCCGCCATAGTTGTAGTTAACGAGCATCATCATTGCTCATGCACCTCGCCGGGCGTGTTCTGCGCGTCGGCGTTTTGCTCATTTTGCATTTCTTCACCGTCGGTTATTGCAAATTCGGCCTCAGCCATGTTGATTTCACTGGCCGCCTCATCGTCAAACGTGCCGTGTGCTATCGCGTCTGCCGCCGCTACTGCCGCCGGGGTCGCGGTCTGGTAGTCTATGCTCATCAGTCCCCACTTGCCGATTAGCTGCCTCAGCACGGTTTTAGCGGCCATCGCTTCAAAGTTCTCCCTCCAGCCCTTGCTCATGTTCTGGCCCTTGCGGTTCTTGCGCTCATGGGCTTCTATCTGGCGGCGGCTCATGTAGATTGTCTTTTCCATGCCATTGACGAGGCGGTAATAGCCGCACCAGCCGATAATCGGCAGTGCCTCGCGCTGTTCCTCATCCTCGATAAAATCAATTTCAATATCTTCGGTCAGTCGGTCAAACTTCTTCAGCTCGCCCTCGCGCACGTCCACGACGTTGATTTTCTTGTAAACGCCCGTGCGCATGGCCAGCTGGGTTAGCCCCTTATATCCGAGCAGAAACGTAGCCTCCATGCGTCCCTGATTGCGGAACGGCACGATATAGGCATATCCAAGGTTAGGCTCAATCGGCAAATCAAAGCTCGCGGCCTTCAGCGCCGACTGGATAACCGTATTGGGTGCAGTCGCGAACGCCTCTTGAAGCTGGGGTGTGGAGTTGCACAGCGTAATCAGCGCGCTTACAAACTGGGGTGTGCGCTTGCCCAGCAGCTCATCAAACCGCTTGCGGTAGCCCTCGCTGTCCAGCAGACTATTCATCATCACGGTCATGCTTTGCTTTACCTGCGGCTGTGCCGCTGCCATATTCTGACCCTGCGCCGCGCGCGCCATCTGGGTATTCTGTATCCTTGCCATACTCACTTAATCTCCTTAATCGCAAACCGCCTTGACACGGTCGTCTTGTAATAGTCCGCATCAATCTTGCCGTGATCGGCAATGTATCGCTTTATGTCCAGTGTAGACCGTACCGACGGCTTCCAAACCACTCTGTAAGCCCCGCAAACGGCCTTAGGAGCGTCTTGCATCTCGCACTGGATGATTTCCTTGTTGCGGTCGCGTTCGCGCTCCAGCAGCTTAATCTGAGCCTCCAGCGCCATATAGTTGCTTATCGCGTCGCCGCATGACAATTGCACTTCGTCGTCGCCCTCATTGACCGCCGGGTACATCGCGTCGACTGCCGTTTCGGTGGGCGCGCGTCCGTCCACGGGCGGCGCTATGCCCTTTTCAAAGTCATTCCAAAAGGCTTCCTCTGCCTTGATGAGCGCCTGAATCTCGTTTTCGTCGCGGTCAATCTGGAAGATCATAAAGTCAGTGCCGTACACCAGCACCGCCAGATACCATCTCTCCCAGCCCGTCACCGCCATATAGTGCATACACTGGCAGTAGTATTCGTCCGGGTACTCGCCGTCCTTGAACCGCTTGAGGTATATGTCGCGGGTTGTCTTTATCTCCAACCCGGCGCGTATGCCGTTAAGCCCTACGCATTCACGGTCAATGTCGGCCAGCATAAACGGGTGCTCCGGGTTCTGGAGCATCTGATTGCGCCGCCTGACCCTGATTCCCGTCTGGTCTGTAAACCGCTGGGCGACGTATTCTTCAAGGTCGCGCCCCTGCCGCATGGCCTCCGTATCGTCCTTTTCGGGCAGTGCGCCCACCTTGTCGGCGTACACGCTGTATGGCGTGGAGTAGTGGCTCATGCCCAGTATCGCCGCCGCATCGCTGCCGCCTATGCCCTTTCTGCGCATCTTCAGCCACGTTTCGCGCGGCATATCCTTTGTGTTTGCAAACACTCTGGGCTGCATTACCATACCTCGCCTTCCCAGTCCATCTTGTAGCCGTATCTGTCGGTTTCGTGCTTCAGCTCCAGCAGTTCGTCGTCGTCGGGCACGTCGGAAAACTGACTGCGTATGAGTTTGAGCTGGAACGCCGCCTCACTGCGCGCTTCTTCCAGTATGCCTATCAGATCGTCCAGTGCCGCGTCCTCCAGCCCCTCGAACAGCTTTAGCACATTGTTGATAAGGTCTGCCGCGTCGGTAAGCACCGCCGCCCTTGTCTCAATGTCGTTGGATTCCTCTCTCATCGCTCCGACCTCCCTCTGTTGCGCGCGTCGTCCTTGCTCTTGTACAAGTGTCTGTTAAGGGCAATTCTGCGCGTAACGGTCATTACCCGGCTTTCTACGTTGTCATGATGCAGGGCGTCGCACTCAGCCCGGAATGCCTGATAATCCGCGCATCTGCCGTGACAGCTCGGCTCACGCCTCTGGCAATGCTGACACGGTGTTTTCCTGCCGTTGGGGCAGGTACGCCACACGTTGTCAGCCATCAGTCTACCTCCTGCGCCTCGTACAGCATGGCAGACAGATGCACATATGCCTTGACCTCGTTCACGTACTTCTTTTCTACCGCGTCGTACATGTCCAGTAGGCGATAGTAAATCCGCCTGTAGAAGTCAACGTCCTTCCTGAGCGCTTCATTTTCGCTCTCCAGCGCGTCTATGCGCTGCTTCAGATTGCGGTTATCGGCTATCATGTCCACGCCGGGCTTGTACTTTTCGTCATTCGTTATTGCCTGCATCATTTGTGTGTACCTCCGTCAGTCGCCGTCGATAATTGCCTTTAGCAATTCGGATTTGGTTTCGTATATCCTGACCAGCTCCCAGTCAAACGCCGTCTGCATTCGGATATAGGCGTTAAACTGGCTTTTCATGTCGCGCAGAAGTGCTTTCGCTTCGCTGGGGGACAGATTGCGCGGCTCGCACTTGCGCAGCGTCCTGTACATCTGTCCCCATTTAGAGCGCAAGCCCTCGTACTGTATGCTTAATTCGGTTAAGGTTAATGCGTTCATATTGTCTCATCAGCACCCGTGCCGCGTCCAACCGCCCTTGTGCGCCTTGCTCTGCTTATCCCCGCCGTGCCGTATGGCGCGCCTGACTTGATAGGCTTTGCGGCGAGCTTCTACCATCTCTTTGGTTTGCCTCAGCGTGAGCGTCTGCTCCGCGCACTGCTGCATCTCTTTTTCCTGCTGCTCTGCACATTTCGCTGCATAGCACTTGGGGCACAGTACCCGGCCTTCGCTGTGTGTCCAGAAGTCCTTCCCGCATTTCGAACATCTTTTGTATATATTTCGCATGGCTGCCTTGCCTCCTTAATCGTCAATCCACTCGGCATCTACATCTATGCCGGTGATTTCCTCAAATATCGCCTTGTCAAAGTTGGGGAGTGACAGAACCGCTTCTTTTGCCCTCCCATCGTCAAAGTCCACATACTGCCACCACTTCTGGCGCTCGCGTATGGTGATTTCCGACTTTTTTATGTAGTAACCTATAGTTTCCGCCTCAGGGTGCGCCGCCTTTTCTTCGTCAGACATTTCACTCCACTCAATCACTCTTGTGTCACATTCCGACGGCATTCTGTCAAGGACGCACCGGGCGTAGCTTGACAGCCAGTCGCGATAAGTCCAATTCGACGGCTTGTTAAACATGCAAATCTTCTGCTCGTCAAAGGTGTTGAAACACCCGCTGGAATAATTGCCTGTGTTCCAGTCACCGCTATTGTGGCTGCCGTAATTTCTGCTGCCGCTGTTCCAGTTGCCGACGTTCCTGTCTCCACTGTTCCAACTGCCCGCGTTCCCGCCGCCGGTATTAAAATCGCCGCTGTTGCCGTTATAGGTGTTATAGTCACCCGCGTTGCTGTTGCCGGTATTATGATCGCCCGAATTCCAACTGCCGGTATTAAAGCTGCCGCTGTTTCCAATGCCGATGTTGTTGCTGCCGGTGTTCTCCCCGAGGTCGAAGGCTTTCTCCATTTCGCCCATTCTCTTAATTTCCTCCCCGACTAGCCCTAAGTGCACTCAAAAGCGCCATCTGTCCCTTGCCGGTTATCTTGGTCGTGCTCACTATCATCTGACCCTGCACCGTGCTTATTGACCGTTCGTCAACTCTGAACCATCCCATGTCCACGTACTTCTGGTACGGCTTTGTGGGCGCGGTCTGCATCAGAAATCCGTTCTCCCTCAGCCACTTGTAAAGCCGCTTCTCGCCCATCTTAATGCCGTCGTTGTGCAGCAGCTTTGCAAAGTCCCTTACCAGTATCGCGTCGCTGTTGGCCGCTATCGCCGCGCCAAACTCCGTGTAGGGCTTATCGGCCTTTATCTTGGCGTTCAGCGCCGCCGTCCGCTCCCGCTCTTCCTTTAGCTCCGTCGCCAGCTTGATTATCGTGTCCGGGTTCAGCAGGATTTCTTCTACCTTCTCCGGCGTCATGTATGCGCCATGCTTGCGAATGGTGGGGATTACTTCGTGCGTTATCCAGCGCTTGAACGCTTTCGCTTCCGGCTTGCGGCTGCCAAGAACCAAAGCGTACAGGCCGGGTTCGTTGACGCAATTTGTGTTCTGAACTCTTCCGTGGGGGTCGGTTAAATCTACCCCCGTTTTCTCGTCCTCATCCAACCGGCCGATTGCATCTTTGTGATTCTGAATTTCTAATGCCTTACACACGTCTGCCGCCACGAACCACGGTTCGCCGTTGATGGTTGTGGTTCTTATCGTTCCAAATTTCGGGTTCTGAAAAGTCTTGAGTTCGTTCATTAGTTTGTGCCTCCTATTTATTTATGATGGAGTTGTGTCGGATTCGGTCGGTTGCACTGTAAAACGTTTGAAAATGTAAGTCGGTCGATACTCTGGGAAGAACGTTGACGCAATCGTCATCGCTTGATCGAAATCAAATGCACTTTCGCCGTTGATCTTGTTGGCGACCGTATTGCGATGTACATTAAGCAACGTCGCAATAGAATCAATGCTCACCGATTTTGCGGCCATGAGCATCTTTAGATTCGTGTAGACCATGTGGTGCAATGCCTCTTTTCTTACGCAATCGCGTATTTTTTCGTTCCGTGTGTTCATCATATCACACTTTTGCGTACTTGTCAATAGTTTTTTCTACTTTTGCATACTTTTCTATTTACTTGTACGCAAAAGTGTGGTACAATGTATTGTGAAGGAGGTAATGCCAATGGGGCTTGGAAGTAAATTAAAGACTATTTTAGACATGAAAGGAGTGAGAGTTGCTACATTAGCCAATGATTTAGGGCTAAATAAGACGACACTGTACAGTTTGATTCAGCGCGACAGCGACAAGATGGATATGGATACGTTGGCGCGCATTGCTGATTACTTAGGTGTGTCGCTGGATTGCTTCTTTATGCAGACTAACGAAGAGGCGCTTGCTGCTGCAAACGCGATACAAGTATCAGTGAAGATGAACATGGTAACATCCATATCAGCCGATGAATATAGCACGTTGACTAAGCTTCGTACTCTTGACGAGCACGGCAAGAAACTTGTTAATACCATCCTTGAATTGGAATACGAAAGATGTTCGACCGCCGGAACCCTCCCCGACCACGTAGACAACGGCGAGGTAGACGAACAAATTGCGCAGTCGGAAAAGCTGCACAAATCCCTTGACAAAAGCACCCGTTCGGGTGCATAATATATGCGTCCCCGTTACTGAGGGACACTCTGTGATAGGTAAGACGGGACGTGGTAAGCGTCCCGTTTTGCTGTATATTTGGAGGTGTTTTATCGTGGACGACGTTTCCAAGCCGCTGCCCAAACGCCCCCGTGTGCTGCTTGTGGGCTGCATCTTTACTTTGGTACTGTTGTTTGCTATGGTCGAGGGCGGCGACAAGATGGCGGGCATTTGGATTGACGCGCTGGATGAGGCCACGGATACTTCCAGTGCGTCCGGCGCTCTGGCGTTTGGCACATTGGCGCTGGGCGATACCCTGCTCATGATTCCGCAGCTCGTGCTGTATGGTGCAGGCGCGATTCTGGAGATATTCGGTTACGCACTGCGCAATCGTTATTGTACGCTGGCTGCTGCAATAGTCATGTGCATTGCGCTGATACTGCGCCCGGTGGTAGGGCTTGTCGCCATTGGCCCCGCCGTAGTGCTCGCGTTCGTCGGCTTTGCCGCCCAATGCAAAGCAATTCGCCGCGCACAGGCCGAATTTGAAGACGCACAGCGCCGCGCAAGGGAAGATGCGCAGCTGGGCGACATGATCGACGCGCTTATGTGCAGAAAAGCACCCGCAGCGCCCGACGCGCCCCTGCCGGATATTCCCGAACGCAAGCAAAACGAGTCGCAGGAAGACCGTCTAAATCGTTTGAGCGTTCAGGCGCAGCGCTGGAACGCTAAAAAGTAACGGAGGTGCAAACCATGTCGCTAAATGACATACCTTTCGGGGAAAATGAAGTCGTGACGGAGAAGAGAAGCTTTAACTACTGGGACTTAATGCACATCGAGCGCGAAAAGGCCATAATTGAGGCCATCGCCGCCGAAAACGAGGGTAAGGCATCGTGGCGCGACAACAAGTACGTGCCCACGTGGGTAAAGGCTTGCCCCAGCATGACCTACGTCAAATGGCGTATACGCTGCTGGCTCGATGATGTGATGGGCGCTAGCAGCGACGACTAACCATCGTCCCCTTCCGCACGCCTTGCAATTAGCTGAATAAGATTCGCGCCGGGTTTGGCCGCGCGGTTGATATATACGGCACGCCTCGTAATATCGACTATTGCGCACAGATGGTCAAACTCCGGCGCGTTTATTGTGTCGTAATAACATCCCGCATATCTGGGTTTACTGCCGTGGTGCTTCATTTCAAGAGCCTCCTTTCGTTGATTATCGTGTAATATTATATATGCTGTTATGTGTCGATGTATTCCAACGATTACTAAATTTATTTTGGAGCGGCTGTTTTTTTAGCTCTTTGGGGTTATTCCACTTGTGCATAACCTGTTGAAAAGCAGTTGATAACTCTACATTTTCTGTTTATAAGTTGTGCATGAAATCGACATGAATGTTCGTGTTTTTGGACTTTGAAGTGATTTTCGCGCGTTTTTGGCTCAAAATCGTCGAACTAAATGTCACTCTATCGAACTAAACGTCACTCTAAATCGAACTAAACGTCACCTAAATCGAACTAAATGTCACCCTAAATCGAACTAAACGTCACCCTAATTTTTTTCGCTTCCTTATATTCGCGCGCGCGAAAGTAACCTAGAAAGTAAGAAAATATAGAAAGTATCTTCTTACAGGAAAGTAGGAAGCCCCCCAGAAATGTGCGCGCGAAATGTTTTCAAAAATAGGGTGACGGCAAATAAAAAAAGTCACCTGAAAGTATTGACTTCCATTCTTGAGTGAGATATGCTTTATACGAGGTGATAATAATGCCTATCATAGAGCAAAGCAACAAGAATCTCCCATCAGTTCCACGGCAAGATCGCACGGTCGTAAAATCAAACGATCTCATCCAAAAGAGCCGTTATGAGCTGAACATACAGCAAAACAAGGTCATGCTATATCTTATAAGCATGATAAAGCCAACGGATGATATTACTCAGGTCTACATGTTTTCGGTAAATGACTTTTGCCAGGCGTGCGGGCTGGATTCGCGTCATGGTAAGAATGTCAAGAACGCCAAAGATGCGGTTCAATCCCTTGCAGATAAAAGCGTGTGGGTAGAACAGCCAAACGGAGACGAAATACTGCTGCGCTGGCTCGATCATGTCAAATTGACAGACGGCAAAAGCCGCTTTGAAGTAACGTTCCACCGGGATATGTTGCCCTACTTATACGATCTGCGAGAGCGCTACACGAGCTATAAACTGTCAAACGTATTGCCGATGAAAAGCAAATACGGAGTGCGGCTATATGAGCTTTTGAAAAGCTACCAGCACATGAACAGCAACACGATAACGTTTTTGATGGGAGAACTAAGCGACCGATTGGGCGCTCAGAAGTATGAACGCTATGCTGACTTCAAGCGCCGCGTGTTAGATGCGGCTATGGAAGATATAAACGAATATAGCGATCTCGATGTTGAATATACGCCGTATTCAGCCAGCGGCAAACAGCGCGGATTCGACGGTATCACCTTCACGATAAATGAGCCTACCGCGCTTGATAAAGAGATTCGCGCGATAAGGCAGGAAAGAAAGCTGGATTCACAGACCAAAGCTACGTTCAAAACGCTGATAGAGGCTATAACGCCTGAGAATTGATTCTAAGACGTTTTCTGTCCGAAGTGGTGCATTTACTACTCCACGCCACAAAAACCGCTTAGAATCGATTCTGAAGCCTCTCAGGGGCATTCCCGTATTGACACCTTCCCCCGAATGTGGTATAATCATTACGCGACATGGTTGCCTATCTTGTTAGCACGGAAACAGTCCGGAGGGGTTAGCGGTTTCACCTCCGGGCTGTTTTTGCGTTTGACAAAAGTGTCAGGGCGTGCTATCATGTGTAAGCGGTCGGGCAGTTGTGCTGCCGAGCCTCGGTGTGCATTATCCCCGCGTTAGCAGGGGTGGCCCAGAACAAGCTGTCCGACCTGTGCTGCTGCACATGGCTGTGCCTGAGGAGGAGAGTTTGAGCGTTAGAATCTGCTGTAGTGTAGGTCTGTAGGAGCGCTCAACTTCTGGCATGGCCGAAAAAGGGCGTATGGTAAAAAGGCTGCGTCTCATTGCCATACGCCCTTTTTTGTGTCTGAAATTTTGTGTTGACAACGCGAAAAAAGCGTGGTATCATCATCGCGTCGGCGGCGAAAGCTGTTGACGCGAACGAGCAGCGGCGCATGTCGCCGGTCGAAAGATCGGCGTGGATTGAAATAACGTTTTAGTCATTAAGGGCGGCAACGCCACGTCGTCAGTCGCAAGACTGACGTGAGTTGAAATTAGATGTTTTGCTTATATATCTGTAACAAAACAATCGCGTCACATGCTGCTTCGTTCTGTCGCCGGTTGCGAAACCGGCGTGAGTTGAAATAGTATTATGGTCATAAATAGCATTATCCTCGACACAAAAAGAGAGTTTACTACTTGCCCTTGGGCAATGGCCATAAGCTCTTTTTTTGTGCCATTTTAGGCATGGTTTTGACGGTCAATAAGTCCGGGTATGCTACGACACCTCTGTAAGCCCCGTATTTGACTTCTAAGGCGTTTTTTAGCCTCAGACGCACATTTACCAGTTTGCAAATCAAAAGCCCTCAGAAGCGATTCTGGGGGCTTTTTTCTGACCTCGGAAAAATGGTCTTCACTTTTGTCTTAACTTTTTTCTTCACTTTTCGCTTTTAAGGTATCATATTCCGCTAACGCGTCCTGATTCTGAGCCACGTATTCAGTCAACAGCCTCGACACGATCTCGCTCATGCTCGCAAGCCTTACCTGCGCGACCTTCTGTGCGTCGGCGTACACGTCGGCGGGCACGGCAAAGCATACGCGTCTCTTTGCGCCACTTTGGCGCGCGGGTTCTTCCTGCCCCTTGACGCTCATAAAATTGCCATACAGTCTGTCTGTATCAAATGCCTTTTTAGCCATTTTCCAAAAATTCCTCCAGAAAGTCGTTATAGTCGGCGGCAACGGTCGAACTGGCCGCGTAAGTAAATATATCCTCCCGACTTATCTGCGCTTCCTCGACCGCCACTGCCGAACGAATGCAGGTTTGGTAGGTCGGCGCGGATATGCGCTCGCCTAGCTGCTCCGTCAGTGCCCTTATCTGACGGCCAACGTTCGTGCGCGCGTTGTATCGGGTAAAAAGTATGCCCGCGATGTACAGTCCGGGGTTGCAATACTTGCGCACATTTCCGATGGTAATGTTGAGCTGGTCTATTCCAGTTGCGGCGAATACGCCCGCCGTGGTGGGGATGATTACGCAGTTCGCGGCGGTAAAGGCGTTGACCGTCAGTATGCCTAATGACGGCGGCGTATCGACTATCACGTAATCAATGCCCTGTAAGCCCGTCAGCGCCTCTCTAAGGCGATATTCCTTGCCCACCTGTGTTAGTTCCTGCTCCGCGCTTGCAAGCATTATATTGGCCGCCAGGAGCTTGTAGCGCGGTTCGCCCAATTCCTGAATCGCGCTGGACACCGTGGCCTTGCCGGTCAGCACGTCGTACATCGTCGCCGCGTCGTACTGCTCCGCGCCGCACACGGACGAAAGATTGCCCTGCGGGTCAAGGTCGATGCCCAGTACGCTAAAGCCGCGCTTTGCAAGTCCCGCAATCATGGCGTGCGCGGTTGTGGTTTTGCCCACGCCGCCCTTCTGGTTGGCTACGACTATGGTTCTCATGTCTATCTTCTCACCCTCCAGTTATGCGCGTTATGCCTTGCACATAACAGGCATAACGTATGATTGATATGATACACGCATAACGGGCATAATGTCAATACGTTATGTCTCAGACATAATCGACATAATAAGCATAGCTTATGCCTTACACATAATAAGCATAACAGACATAACAAAAAAGCGGGCGCATGTCGCGTCCGCTTCTGCCTTATTCTTACTTGCCGTACATGTCGATGAGCGCCCGCATATGCGAGGTCTGCTTGACGATCTCCGCGCGCTGAAGGGCGTATACCGCCTTAACTCCCGGCGCAAGCAGCTCATCCGAAAATTCGTTAAGCGCCTTGTCCATCAGCGCCAGCCCGGCCACGTTGAACTGTAAATGTCCATTGGCCATAGCCATGCACCAATCGGCAACGGGCTTGTCGGATTCCTTGCACATGTACGCCTTGTCGATGTACTCCCCGGCCTCGCTTATGTTGCCCATCAGCCGTTCGGACAGCCATTTCAGCGTATTCATGCCAGCCTCACCGCACTGGCGCATACGTGGTTAATCGTGCCCGCCACGCCGCTTATCTGCGCGCTTATCGCCGGTCTTATCGCGCAGCACGCCGCGAGGTACAAAACGGTTTCAACATGCGTAGTATATACGCTGTCTGCCGCCACGGTTTCCTGCGATATGGCGCAGGGAAGCGCGCTTGCACCGTTGTAGAGCTGCACAATGGCCACGCCCGCCGCGCTGGGCGTGTGCGTCACGTCATAGCTTATGCGATAAAGGCCGGTATCGTTGATGTTAAAGCCGCCGGTCTGAGTGTCTATCGAGCAGCCCGTGTTGGTTGCCAGATTGCCCTCGATGTTGATCTGAGTACCCGCCGCCGCGTAGGTCTGGGCGGTATTGTTATAGGCGGTCTGCGCCGACTTATAATACCTGTTTCGGCAATTGTTATTGCTCATAACTGTAAATCCTTTCTCTGAAAAAGATAGCGCCCGACAGCGCTTAATGTCTGCCGGGCGTCGCGCTGTTAATAGCGAATGTCAGTCATGCTTTGGGGCTTATCGGCCGCAGCAGCCGCCGTACACGCCGCCGTTATACTGCTCGCTCTGATACGGCGAACAGGTTATGTAGGCGGGTATGGGCGTAGGACGCAGAGTGCCGATTATGGTATTGGTCTGAGACAGCGTGCCCAGCTGGAGCTGTGCCGCCTGAAGCTGATCTCGCAGTTCCTGTATGGTGTTGGTCTGCATCAGTGAGCGGGTAGCCTCGCCCTCGGCATGTATGGCAGTCTTAGTTTCCGAGCAGCAAGCCGCCATCTGCGCCTGAAGGTTCTGCATCGCCAGCGCGTTATCGTAGCGGTTCTGCATGATCTCCTTCTGCGTGTTACAGCCGATCTGCTGGTTCTCGAAACGGTTCTGCATGATCTCACGCTGAGTGCCGTTCGCCATGTCGGCCAGTGCAAAGCGGTTGTTCATGATTTCCTGCTGAAGCCCGAACTGGTCACGGATAATGTCGCTCTGGTTGCGCTGGATTTCGGCGGTATTAAAGCCGTCAGCCAGCTCCGCGCGGGTAAGCGCGCCTTGAGCCGCCGCATTATTGCCCCAGCCGCCAAAGCCGCCGCCGCCAAACAGTGCGAAAATGAAGAACAGAACGATTATGCCGTAGAAGCCGTTGCCGCCGAAAAAGCCGTCGTTATCGTTATTTCGGGTCATTGCCATAACGTCGGCAGGGGTCATATTGTCCATGATTTTACCTCCCGTTTAGGCTTATTTTGCAATCGCCGTTGCGCACCCGGCGGTTGTATCGATATGTTATTTGCCGCCCAAAAGACCCTGCATTTGCTGTGCCATTTGGTTAGCCTGTTCAAGCTGCTGGGCGTTTATCTGCCCGCTTTCCAGCATCTCGTTGATCTTTGCCTGAGCACGTTTAGGTGTCCACTGCTTCTTAAACTCAGCAAACTGCTTTATCATCTGCATTTGCGGCGTATTGTTGTTAGCCTGTTTAGCCATAATGCCTATGAGCGGGTTCATGTATTCAGCCCTCCAATTTCATTTACAAGCGTGCTCAGGCGGGTTTCAAGCTCGCCCATCCGCGCGCTTAACTTGTCAAAATCATCGTTTTTGACAAAATGGCTCGTGTCCACGGCGCTTTGCTGCACATTTTGCGGAGAACTTGAAACGCTATAGTCGGTCAGAAGCATCGCCTTGAATGTGGTGGAACCCATCATGTCAACGGCTTTTACGTAGATTACGGGGTCGTTATTGTCCATCATCCACGCGGTCTGGCCGGGCTGGACGATATGATCTCGCGCGCCCTGTATGCCGTTTACGTATATCCAGTTGACGTTGGTCTGGGGCTGAATCTGCTGCTGCTGCGCCGCATTCATGGACAGCGGCGGCGGCGTGTAGTTCGCGTTGAAGTAGCTGTTTGGCATGACCGTCTGGTTGCCGTAAGCGTATCCGTATGCCATATCGTTTTTCCCCTCCCTTGCTGTAATTATCGCTCATCCGGCGGTTTGGCGGGGGGCGTTTACGGGCGTTCGCGTTACACTTGCGGGCAAAATTTGCGCATAAAAAAAGGCCGGCCTATAAGTTTTTCTTACAAGCTGACCTTGAAAAGACAGACGGCTTAACCGCCCGCTGATAACTGCCTTATGATTCCGTTCATTCGCCGCGCAACCGTCGTGCGGTCATATCCGACTGCCGCGCCTATGTCCGCGTACTTTTCGCGGTCAATAAGGCGCATTTTTGCGATCTGGGTATTCACTCGACCCAGCCTCGCGGCGTTTATGCGTTCGTACATTTCTTCTGTGCTGATGCCGCTGAACGGGTCGTCGGGCATGGTTAATCGCCTCCCGACTTATCGCCGCCGCTCTTGCTCGCTTCGTCGCTCGCATTAAGCACGCTTACAATGTCGTTGCTCAGTTCCCTTACCGCCGCTTCGATTTCCGCGCGGCTGTACTGCACGCCGCGCTCATTAAGCCACTGCTGGGCATAATCGAGCTTGGCACTTCCCATGCCCGCGCCGTAGAGCTGCTCTGCCGCCGCAACCGCCGTGCGCACAAGTACCGCCACGTACTCCTGCTGCTGTGCAGTGGCCTTAGACTTGATGTAAGGTATCAGCCAGTAGGTGATAATCGCGCCCAGCAATGCCAAAATCGCTTGGAAAATAGCCGTAAAGTCAAACTGCATATGCTTATCCTCCTATAATTTTACTCGTGCCTTATGTCCTGCTCAAGGGTATCCAGCCGGTGGTGCGCCGATTTGGTGCTGGATTCGACTGCAACCATGCGCTCCACAAGATGATTATGCTCATCCACGCGGCGGCTTAGTGTGGTCACGTCGCCCCGCAATTCCTGCAATTTATATTCGATAAGCGCCGTGGTTTTGCGGTTTATTGCAAGGTTGCTGATTATAACGCCCACAAGGCTAAGTCCGCCGGTTATAAGCGCCACTATGATGGTATCGGTCATTGGAACCCCTCCGATGCTGTTTAATTAGCTTTTGTACTTGAGTACTCAGACAATTTCCGAGTACTTGTCAGACACCCATCTCACGTCACCTCCAATCTGTACCGGCCTCCATCCGCTCACATCGACGTTCGTAAAGATATCGCCCTTGTTTGCCACCTGTACAATGTCGTAATCAGTGCCGGGACCTTTACGAATATTGACGCTGTTCCCAGTAACCTTCACACCGTGCTCCAGCTCTTCAGCCGTTTCAAACGGCACTTTCTCGCGCCCGCTGCCATCGTCCGCGTCCAGATAAGTAAGGCCGGGTAGCCTGTACCACTTCTTCCAAAGCCTGTCTGCAATGCGGGTCTTCACGCAGCCGTAGTTAAATCCGCGTTCCTCGACAGCCCAGCCGCCGCCGATATACACGCCCGCGTGCCCGTTCATCCAGAGCATAAGGCCAGGCGTTTCAGGCAGGTTTTTAATATCGCCTTTGACAGTAGCCTTCTCCAGCATACCGTTCGCGCTCATGTCCGGGCAGCCGTTAACCGCATAGCGCACGCCGCCCTTCGTCGAGTCCCACCACATGTAGCCCTTAGCCAGCCCGATGCAGTCAGCCGCCCATTTTCCCTCCGAAATGTCGTCTTTATAGCGCGCCATGCGGCTATTGGTGTAGTGTTTGGGATACTGCCGCGTCTTGCGGGTAAGCAAGTCCTGCGTGCACTTGTAGCACACGCAGCCATACCAGTAGGGCATTCCTACCCATTTCTTTGCCCAGTCCACAAGCCCAAAGTTCGTCTTAGTCATTCGTATCACTCCTTTTTTATTATATGAAACCCCTCAGTCGCCTTACGGCGCCAGCTCCCCACCCCTCAGTCGCTTACGCGCCAGCTCCCCTTTCAGGGGAGCCATACGGGGAGCCAGACCCCAAAAGCCTCCCCTGAAAGGGGAGGGGGACCGCGTGAGCGGTGGAGGGGTTCTCTCGGCGGAGGGGTTATCCAATCCCCAACCTGCCCAGTATCCTCTCCGCAATCGCCAACATGCCCGCATCGCCCGGATGGGACGCCACTCCCGCTTAAAATAGTTCTACATGTCGGAAACTGTCGATACACTCAAAAATGCGCTCGTAAGCCCGCGCGTCTTCTTCGGTTTTAACCGTGTCCAATGTAGAAAGAGCATCGTCCAGCGCCTTGTTCAATACTTTTACTTCTTCCTGAGTTTCTTCAAGAAAAACGCGAAGTTGTTCTCTTCTCCGTTCGATTTCTATTTCGGTCATGTTTACTCGCTTTCTCTATCGCTTGAAACAAAAACAAACGATAGGATTAAATGATTCCTAACTTCTCCAGTATCCTCTCCGCAATCGCCAGCATACCCGCATCGCCCGGATGGGACGCAACGCCGCTTGCCTCAACGGTTGACGTGCTGCCGTCCGGATAGGTTATCGTGTTGCCTATCGCGCCGCGATTCTCCGTCGTGTTCAGGTCATTGAAGGGTATGAACTCGCATCCCGTCGCTGCACACGCCGCCTGAATCGCGTCCAGCCGCTCTGTGCTGGTATACCACGCTGCCGCCCACACTACGCGCGCCTTGGGCGCGGCAGTTCTGAGCTTACTCAGCAGCCGCTTTGCGCCGCCCGACTTGAGATATGCAATCTTTTCTGTCGAGTTCGTATTGTCGCTGAGCTGCACAATAATCAAATCTAGGTCGGCCGTTACCTTACTCGCGATATTGTTGTAGGCAGTGTCCAGCGTGTCGTCGTCGGTGGCCGCCTCAATCGCCGTACCGCCCGCCTTATCGGACGTAAAGCCCGCATTCTTTGCGGTTATCGCTTGCGTCACATGGTAATAGTAGTCCGACTGCGCATTCGACGCGCACATGCCGAACTGGCCAAAGCCAACCAACAGACTGTTGCCTATAAACAACGCTTTTGAGGGCACAACCGGCGTAAACACTGCCTCGCCCGCCGCCGACACCTGCAATATGTACTTGCTCCCGTCGGGCGCGGTAAACTGCCCGTCAAAGCCGCTGGACGCCCCCTGTATGGCCGTCTGTACGTTCTCCAATGCCTTACCCAGCGTCGCGCCGCTTTCGCCTACATAGCCGGTATCCGTAAGTTTTTCATCCACACTGACGTTGGCCAGCGTTATACTGCTGCCCGATGCAGTGAGCGTCACAAGCAGCTTCACCGGCTTTGCCATGTCCAGCGTGGAATACACGTCGTACCACGCCAGATCAATATCCTGCCTGATCTCGCCCACGGCGAGCGTGCATACATCCAGCGCTGCCGCCGACGTGCTGCTTTTGGCCGTGCCCGCCAATTGCAGTTTAGCGCCGCCCGTAAGCGCGGTACAGTTGGCCGTAAAGCGTATGGCCTGCGACGCGATGCTGCTTACCGGTATCTCCGTGCCCGCATAGCCGTTCCCGCCGCCCGTGATTGTCAGCGTGCCGTCCGTGTCTATACTTACGGTAAGGCCGCCGCCCTGCTTTATCGTAAAGTCAGCCGCGCTTTTGAGCGTCTTGAAGGGGTAAATCATCAGTTCGGCGGCGTTGTCAACGCTCGTGATTTCGCCGCCGTTCACGTCATATATCGCCATATCATACCTCAATCGTCATGTAGCCCAGGTACTTAATCTTGTCGTTGCCATACTTGTACTCGGTTCCGGTCACGTCAAAGTAGTCGTTCTCGCTCAGGCTCCCCGCCGTGACGACCGGATAGCACATTACCGCGCTGCTCGCGTTCAGCCATATCTGATATTCCTTACCGGCTACAATATCCACGCCGCCAAAGTCCACCACCGCGCGATAGTCGCCCCCGGTCGCCGACAGCGTTACGTTCGTGCCCTCGTTTTTGCCGTCGGTCTTGTTGTAGAAGCTCATTTCGATATTCACCGCCGCGCTCAGGCGCACCATGAAGTCGAGCTGTTTGAGCTTGAAGTTCTGCTTTGCGGTTATCGGCACAAAGTAGCTCGCGAGCAGAGGCGCGCTCTGCTGCCATACGCGGCTTATGCCGGCGTTGGCCGCCGTGTCTATCGTAAGCGTCTGCGCGGTGCTCGCCGCTTCCACCGTCACATTGCAGCTCGCGCTTTTCCCGCCGCAGCTCGCCGTCACGGTACAATTACCCGCTGCCTGAGCCGTGACCACGCCGCTTGCGACGGTTGCAAATCCGCTTGGGCTTACGCTCCATACCACCGTTCTGTCGGTCGAGTTCGCGGGCAGTACCGTTGCCGTCAGCGTCTCACTCTTGCCCTCGGTCAGCGTAAGCGTGCTTTTGTTCAGCGTGACCGACTGCACCGCCACCGTCGCGGCGCTTACCGTCACGCTGCATGTGGCCTTGACGCTGCCCGCCGTCGCCGTGATCACGCAATTGCCCGCTTTCAGTGCCTCCACAACGCCGCCCGTGACCGTCGCGAATCCCGCCGGGCTGACCGACCAGACAACGTTATCCGTGCTGTTCGCGGGCGTAACTGTCGCGGTAAGCGTCGCCGTGTCGCCCTCCGTCAGTTCGAGCGTGTTCTGACTTAGCGCAATCTCCGTCGCCGGTATCGCCGCCGCCTGTATGCTTACTGCGCACGTGCCCGATACGCCGCCTGCCGTCGCGGTAATCACGCATTCGCCCACGCTCACGGCCTCCACTACGCCGCCGTTCACGTTTACTATGCCCGTGGGGCTGACGCTCCACGTCACGGTCTTATCGGTGGCGCTGCTGGGTATTACCGTGGCCTTTAGCGTCGCCGTGCCGCCCACCGTCATGTTCAGTGTCGTGGGCGTTATGTTGACCGCCATTACGGGCACGTCGCCGCCCTCCCATAGGGCTTTAAGCGACGCATACGTTGCGGCCATATCATCGCTTCCATACGCCGCGCCGCCCAGCAGCGTGAGCAGCAGCGCCTTTTCGTTGCTCGTAAGCCCCGGCTGAATTGCGCCCACCTGCTCCACCAGATTATCGTGCGCAGTCTCCAACGCGCTTACCTTGTCGCCCACGGCCTTAGCGTCCGCTGCATCGCCGCTTTGAGTGAGTGTAGCGTCAATGTTGGCTTTCAGTCCGGGTTCGCCGGGTTCGCCCTTGTCACCCTTGTCACCCTTTTCTCCCTTGTCGCCTTTTTCACCCTTCTCACCCTGCGCGCCCGCCGCGCCGGTGTCGCCCTTTTCGCCCGGCTCACCCTGAACGCCCTGTATACCCTGAATGCCTTGCGCACCCTGCGCGCCCGGTTCGCCCTTTTCACCCTGCAATCCGCGTTCGCCCTGTGCGCCTGTCGCGCCGGTGTCGCCTTTTTCGCCCTTTTCGCCGCGCGGCACGCCTATTACAAGCACCTTGCCGCTTACGGTATCGGCTATCTCAGCCGTTGCCGCGCTGCCCGCGTCCAGCGTGTTTGCCTGTGCGCCCGCCAGTGTAAACCCGCCGCCGCCGCCAGCACTGCCGGATTCAAGGTCGTTTACGCGCTTGGCAAGTGTAGTTTGCCCGCTTTCAACCGTATCAACGCGCCCATCAAGCGTATCAACATGCTTTTCAACCGTATCAACGCGCCCATCAAGCGTATTAAGCCGCGTGCCGGTAACTGCCGCGTCTGCCGCCTTGCCGCTCTGGGTCAGTGTCTTATCCACCTCGACATTCCCGCCCGGCGTAGGGTCGGGAGTCGGGGTATCTCCCGTTTCGCCACTCAGACTGCGCGCCACGCACACGGTCACTATCGCCGATTTGCGCACCGAATCACCGTCTATCGCGCGTATCTCCATTTCACTGTCGCCCGCTATGGCCGTATCTGTGGCGGTCGGGCTCCATTCCAGTACGCCATATTTATCAATGGTCGTAGTCAGCACATACGGCTTTTCCTCTCCCGCGCGCAGAAGCCGCGCCTCGATTGCCGCGTTTGGCCATTCGGCTATGAACGCGGCGCAGTTTATCTCGATCTTGCGTGCGCCGTTTTCGCCCTGCCGCCCTATGTCAATTGCTACCGGCAATGCGTCGATGTAGTACATGCCTTAATCGCCTCCCGTTCAGGCCTCCGCGCTTTCCTCCCGCGTGCCGCCGTATTCGGCGGGCACAAGTTCGGGCATACCCGCGTCTATGATTTCCTGCGCCACGCCCTTTTTCAAAAGCCGCGGCACTTCGTCGAACTCCATCTGACCCATGAGCACCTTGGAAGCAAACAAAACCTTCAACATATCCATAACCCCATCCTTTCTGTGCCATATGGCACTGTAAAACAAAATCAGTCCGTCAAGCATATACGGTCTGCGCCAGTTCGATTACGCAGCCCTCAAGCATCTCTATCTGGTTGCCCGCCGCCGTCAGTTGGGCGGTTAAGAGCTTGTTCTGCTTTTCAGCCGCCGTCAGCCTCTCCCCCAGCGTCGGCGTAGGCTCTACCGGTTCCACGATTTCGGGCTGTTCTGAGGGTGCTTTAGTCCACTCACCGTCCACGTAACTGTCCCCGATACCGTACCCATCCGGCACTTCCAGCACCTCACTCGCGCCCGGCCAGACGTTCGCTTTCAGAAAATTATACGCCGTTTCGAGGTCGTTAAACACGCATACGTTGATACACATGCTATCCTTGATTACCGCTATGTTCATTTGCTCACCACCTTAGTATTTTGGTATTCCGTAAACTATGCAGATACCGGGAAGGGCATCGGCAGTTGCGCCGCCGCCGCGTCCGGGGTTGTCGTTTAGGGCAGGAAGGTTGATGTAAGTTGACATATAAGATGAACCGGCTGACGTTTTGTTATTGTTCATCCAATATATACGTGCCTCTGAATTACCGCCTATACCGTACATTAGTCCATCATAAGGATTAATCGGGGCATAATCGGATGTACCGCCGCCCTTGCCACCTACCCCGTTGCTTGTATCGTCATTCCCGCACCAGTATGTTTCACCTTGCCCAGCGTTGCCGTTAAGCCCGCCTATCAAACTATGAAATCCTGCACCGCCACAACCTCCGTCACCACCCGTACCACTATCTGTGGCACGTTTACCTCCATTAGCTGTACCGAAAGTGCCAAAGCTTGTATTACCGCCATCTGATCCGCCTTCCCATACTTGATAGCTCGTGTTACTGTTCCATGTGCGCCTAGTGCCAGCAGCGCCGATGGCCACCGCAACGCTCGACGTTACCGCGACGTTTTTCAATAGTTTCGCATATCCACCACCACCGCCAGCGCTTAAATCGCCACTTTGCCATGAACCACCATTATATCTTCTGCCGCGCGCGCCGCCGCCTCCACCAACGATATACACATCATACAGCCCATCAGCAGTAGGATAGTCAGCCGGATTAAACGTCCCGGATGCCGTAAATCTGCATAGCTCCACGCGCTTGTTGCTCACGTTGCCGCCGGGAAATGCGTTTATCAACATACGCGCACCCCCTCGCAGCAGATACTATTTACGCTGAGGGAGTCCCCCCGGAAACAATTATATACCTATACATTTCTCGTCCTCCGTCAGTACTCGATTATGCAAATGCCGGGCGCGCCAGCGCCGCCCTTGTAATAGCCTCCACCGCCGCCAGCACCATAACCCTTGCCGCCATATGCTTCGATTTTGTTTTCGTTGTCTATGCCGTCGCCAGCGATTTTTGTTGGCCCATATCCACCACCGCCACCGCCATGATAGCTATATGGGACGACGCTACCACCGTCGCCGCCTTCCCAACCACCACCGCCTCCGCCAGCTACGCGGCAATATGGTAACGAGCTATTTGTATAGTAAGCCCAACCGTCGCCGCCATTGGCTCTGTAACCACCGCCTCCGCCACTGCATCCTTCTTTTGTATGATTATCGTCGTTCTGTCTTTTGCCGCCATGTGATTCAACACCGCATTGAGATAAAACAGAATAATTACCGCCATTTCCACCATATACGCCGCCGAATGCAATCGCATCATCATCTGTGCTGCCGCTACCGCCACCACCACCATATGTACCAGTTCCACCCATTGTAAAATCATCGTTGCCGGAGTCAGCATAGCCACTGCCCCAACCAAAGGAACCGCCGCCAGTGCCGCCACTGCCACCATTGCCTTCATATCTGTCAGAACCAGTACCGCAACCGCCTCCGTATGCGGTCAATATGTTCCCAAATTTACTAGCGCCGCCGTCTTCTCCTCGTTGCCCGAAATCATTATTCGAGCTTTCGGTTCTTCGCGACATAGCCTTGCCACCAGCACCAATAACTATTGCGTATGACGTTCCGGGTGTAACATTAAGCTTTGCATAAGACATATGGCCGCCGCCGCCACCCGAACCATAATTGCCGACAGCGCCGCTACCTCCGCCGCCAAACAGCCTGACCGCGATCTCAGTAACGCCCTCCGGCACAGTCCAAGTCTGGCTCGTAATTATCTCGACATGGTGGTCATATCCTTCCTTCGTCCCGCTCGGAAACGCATTAATAACTCCCATCACTTAACCTCCAGTATCGTAACCGCCACGGGCAAATCCACGCTCGGCACGGCGTAATCAGCCTTTAGCGTTACCTTGCCTGCCGCCTGTGCTACCGGCACTATGCCCGCCCGCCGCGCCGCCGTGCGCTGCTCCTCCGTCGCGCTGTCCGCTAGTCCCACAATCGCATTGCACGTCGCCGTCATGCCGCTAACCGTTAGTATTTGCGTATAAGGCTTTACGCTGCCCGTCCAGCCCGCCGCCGTCGCAGTAACCGTCACTGTGCGGGATTGCAGGTTGAGTACGTCGCTCGCGCCGAACAGCGTTCCTTCCTGCTGGGGCGTGTACGCCTTTACTATCTGCACGCCCTCCGCAGCCTTGCTGCCGTCGTCCCGCACAAGGTCGTATCTGCGCTTGCCGTCGCCGCCTACGATTTCGTCCTTGTATTCCTTAGCCAAATTCACCACCACCCAGTTCAAACGCCAGCGTATTCAGTCCGGCTTTCTGCCCTTCCAGCATGATTTTCAAAGTCACAATGTCCTGCTCAATGCGGTTCAGGTCTTCGTAGTTCCACGCCGTGTCGCCCGGCTTAAAGCTCTTTCCTTCCTGCCAGCCGGGCATAAGGAATGTATTCTCGCCTAGCGCCTGTACGTTGTCCTCGACCGAATTAAGCAAAGCGGCGGTCGCGATCACGCCTATGCCCGCGCTGCTCATCGGGTCAAGCTCGAAAAACGGCGCGGCGTAAAGCGTGTCGGCCATCTCGTGCAGATACCGTATGTTGCCGGTTATGCGTTCGTAGTCCGATTGATTAAAAAAATCCGTGGGTTTCCAATCGGTTTTTGGGGCAGTCCACGCATTTGTCATAGTTTCTTCACCGCCGTCTGCGTATTAAAAAAAAGGCCAGAAAAGCACACTTTTTTAGTGCTTCCTGACCCCGTTTGGCCGTTTCCCGCCGCCCGTTTGCGACGGTCGATTGGCTATTTCGACTTAGCTTGTCACGCGCCCGTCCGCGTCTCCGCGAAACGAGCCTTTGAACGAATACTTCACGCGGCTTATGCGCACGTTTTCCTCGCCAAACTTGTTCGCTACCGGCACTATGTCCAGCGCGTCCAGCCGTGGGTCTGCGCGCCACGAGCTGATTTTTATCTGTCTGCGCGCCTTTAGATACTCGCCCGCCCATTGTGCTACCGCCTCCGCGCGCGTGTCGTCGGTAATCAGCGGGTTATCCACTTCCTGCACGCTGCCGTCATCGGCAAGGTACATGTCGTGGTTAGCGGTCTGCGACGCAAGCAACTTGCCGGTAACGGCAATATCTACGCTGCCCGACGCGGTTATTTTTAGCGTACATGCCGATGCAAAGTACTGCGCGGAAACCAGCGTGCCGCCCGTTACTGTGGCCGTGGCGCTCGCCGCCGTCTGCGAATAACTGACGGTTATTTCCTTAGTGCCGTTTATCGTCAGCGTGCCCTTGTACAGTTCCGTATCGTCCGTCTGGGCGGTGTAGTTGTACACATGCACTCTCACCGTACTTACCGGCGTTTGCAACTCTATTTCAGGCCGCGAAAACAGGTTGAAGTCGTCCAGCTTATAGCTCGTGTCGGCCTCTGTCCCCGGCGTGCCTATGTGCATTACGCCGCTTCTGTCGTGCCACATGGCCATGCCCGCCGCCTGTGCGATGTACTGGAGACATTCCGCGTGCGTCTTCAGTGGGAGCGGCGCGGTTGTCGTCATGTCGCCCAGTGCGTCGTCAAGCTGCCATACCGTGCCACCCGACGTTCCGGGCGGCAGGTTTGCGTCTGTCAATACCGCCTCTGCCAACGCCTTCAGCGTCACGCCGTCCGGGCTGTATACGCCCTTTGAGTACGTGCCCTGCATCAGCGCCATTATGTCGCGCGCCTTGAATGAGGCTGTAAGGCCGTTCTGGGGCGCGTTCCATTCGGACAAATAGAATAGCCCCGCCGGTATCCATTCGGTCTGGCCGTTGGGCAGTTTGAATCCGTACCTCGCCCGTATGCGCTGACGTTCCATCAGATACTTGCTCATGCCCGTATCGTTATTGGGGTCGTATTCATCGCCCGTGTTGTCCAGCGAAAAGGTTATGGACGCAACTGGCGCGCTTGCGCATATCGGGTCGAAATTGCGTTCATGCTCAAACGCCATTAGCTGCCCCTTGTCGTATGTGGTCTTAATACCCAGCAATATGTTCTCAATGCGCGCATAATGCATGGGTTTTGACCACTTGATTACTTCGATTACTACTTTATCGTATGCGGGTATATCCTTGGAAATCACGCTTAAAACCGTACTATTTTCGGTTACGCGCTGTGCCCATACCTGCGTGTTACCGTTATATACCGTTACCGTGAAGTCGGTAGCCCATTCGTCAAACGCTTTGCTCCACGTTATTGATATGCCGGGAAGCAGCTTTTCATATACCTGCCCCAGCGTAACGGTTATCACCGGGTGCACTGAAAACGTGCCGTCCGCGCCCGAAAGCGCGTTGCCCACATATCCCGCATAGCTTACCGGCGCGCTTTCGGGCGCGATTAGAACCGTTCCATCGGCTTGCCAGAGGTTGTGTTCCAGCGTGCAATACCGCGTGATCTGCATCTCGTTTTCGTCGGTCACGTCCGATATGTCGCTTATGTACATATGGCCGTTGTCGCTCGCCGTGGCCGCGTTCTGCGCGTCCGGGTCGCCTACCGCGAATGATACCTCGACAAAGCCCTCGCCCACCAGTTGTGAGGCCTGCATGTCCTTCCATGCCTGACTTACTGCATACATGGCCGCTTACACCTCGATTAGCGATAGCTTGCAATCCGTCCAGCCCATCACGTCGCCGGTTTCGGGGTCGCGCCGCCACATTCCCGCGTTGCGGTCGCCCACGTACATCAGGCGCGTTACCCAGTCGCCCTCCGTCTGGTCAAAGAACGTAACGCTGTTATAGAACTGCCCGCCTGCGCTGATTTTGAACAGCTTGCCTACCATAGACCACTGGGCGGCGGTCAGATACCGCCAGCCCAATTCAACCTTTGCCACGTCGTCGCGCACAACGCTGCCTATGACCTTGCCCTGAAGGTTGCGCTCGGAATCAACCAGCGTCGCGGTATTGCCCGAATAGGTGGACGGTTCGGGCAGGTCAACATTGCCTACCTTTACCAATGCTCTAAGCGCCACTTAACACACCTCCCGGATATATCGTCGCGCCGCGTTCGCGCTGTGCCTTTTCTACCGACGCGGCTACCTGTCTGCCGTCTATGTACAGCTTGACTTCCACCGCACCGCCCTGATTGCCATTTTGCGCCGCCGACACGGCCTCGTACACGCCCTGCCGTATGCCCTCGACGATCTGGTCGTTGTTGGCTACCGCCGATCTGCCGCGTATCGAGCCTACCAGTTCGGGCCCAGCCTCGCGCGCAAGGAACAACTCGCCCGTGCTCGGATAGCCGCCGCTTGCATACTTTGGTATGTTTATCTCGTTGATCTTGTTCTGCGTCTGGCTTATCTTCTGGTTCGCGCCGCTGGTAAAGCGGTTCAGCGAGTTGTTCATCGAGCTTATGGCCGACGATACCGACGACGACATGCGGTTTACCGCGCTGATTATGTCGTTAATCGCCGACTGTACGCCGCTCTTTATGCCGTCCCATACCGCCAGTATCGAGCTCTTGGCGTTCTCAAACGCGGTTTTCATGCCGTTTGCGGCCTGCTCAGACTGCGACTTTATGCTCGCGCTTATCTGTGCCCAGCCCGTAGGTATCGCGTCCTTAATCTGCGTCCACGCGCTGCCCACGGTGTTTACCCATATGGCCGTGCCGTTTGTAAGCGCCGTATTGCCCGCCGTTATGCCCGCGTTCATGCGGCCTATAATGCCGTCTGCCGACGTTGACCACGCTAGCGTAGTGCCCAGCTTGATAGCCGTCCATGCTACCGTAAACGCCGTGGTCATAATGAGCGTACATGCCGCCGTGGTTACGGTCAGCAGCGCTTCCTTTGCGATGAGGCCGTTTATAAGGCCCTGCAAAGTGTTTTCACCGATGCCCTCCATTTCGGTTGACGGGGAGTGTATGCCCAACTGGTTTTTAAGCTTAGTAAGCAAACCTTCGCCCGCCGCCTGTGAGACGGTGAAACCTACAACGGTTTTCTTGCTGTTTATGCCGTTGTTTAGGCCGGTCATCATGTCCACACCCATTTTCTTGCCTTTGCCAAATACGTCCGGCAAGTCCATAGAATCTATAAAGTTTTTAAGCGTAGGCTTCAGCGTAGGATTGCTTATGCCGCCGTTAAAGCCGTTGATTACGCTGTCGGCAACGTTTTTACCCTTTTCTTCAGCAACCGGTACGCTGTGCTCATCGATATAGTCAAGTGCGGATTCAAGGTCGGGAACCAGACCTTCATCTACCAGACTTTGCGCCAGCTCTTCTTTTCCTGCCCATGTCGTGCGAGAGGAATCAGCGGACAGCGTAAACGCTTTCCAGAAGTCATCCCAGAAGTCACTGAATGCCGTGAAATCGCTTCCCAGCAGTGAAGACAGCGCGCCGTCTATCGCGCCGGTTACTATGCTCATAATGAGGTCGGTAAGCCCGGCAATGGCCTCAACAATGCCCGGAACGCCGTCGCCGTCATTATCGGCAAACAATCCCTTTATAGCGTCCATAAGTCCTGCGCCCAGACTTTTTGCTACTTCATGGAACTTATCCGAAAGCCCGTCCCAGTCGATGCTTTCAAACAGCGCCGCTATGCCCGCGCCTATCTCGTACCAGTCTGTTCCGCTCAAAAACTCGCCCGCAAAATCGGCTATGCCCTTGAGCGCCTCGCCTATGAATTCGCCCGCCTTTTTACCAACGCCTACCCAGTCGATAGCGTTCATGCCGTCTGCCGCCGACCTGCCCAGCTCTTTCCAGTTTATCGTCTGGACGACGTTTAGAAGCGTCGTAAATACGCCCTTTAGCCCGTCGGAAAGCGCTGTGCCCGCGTTTACGAACATGTCGCGCCACGGCGCGTTGTTAATGGCCTTGCCTACGTTTTGCCCTATCTCCGTCCACTTGATAGTCTTTATGGCGTTTATTGCCGATATGAACAGACCGTTTAAGCCGCCTATCACGAAATACGCGCCGCGCTCAATGCTGAATCCCTCAAACGAACCGTTGAGGAATTCGCCTACTGATACGCCAAATTTTGCCCAGTCAAACGTCTTAATAAAGCCGTAAGCCGTATCGAACAGCAGCTTCCATTTGGCCATAAACACGCGCCCGGCGGCGGTAAAGTCCACTTCGTCCATCACGCCGTTAAGCGACGTGGCCAGCCCCGCGCCCAGCTTGTCAAGCTTTAGCGTAGCAATAAAGCCGTCCATAAGCTCTATGCCATGCTCAAGGCCTGCGCCCAGCTTGTGCCCCCAGCCGTCCCAGTCAACCTGATCTATCATCTCATTGACCTTATCGGCCAGTATAGCGCCCGCGCCGTACCAGTCGCCCGCCTCAATCGCGTTTTTGATCTGGTCAACCCAGCCGCTAATCGCGCTGTCTATGGGCACTTCCTCAAACATCGCGCCCGCGTCGGAACCGCCGCCTCCGCCGCCTCCTCCGCCGCCGCTGCCCGAACTGCCCGAATCCTTGAGCACGTTCAGCTCATCAAACGCCATCGCCATTGTCTTAGCGGCCTTGCCCGCGTCCTTTGCGGCTCTGCCTGCGCTGCCCGCCGTGCTGCCGAACGTGGCGGCGGCTTTTGTGGCGCGCGTCCATGTGGACGCGCCCGTCAGCCGCGCGATTACCTGACTTATCACGTTAAATGCCGATACAACCTTGTCTACGATATAGTCAAGTGCCGGGGCGATTGCGTTGATAAGCGGCGCGGCCAGCGCGCCTATGGAGTTTTTAAGATACTGCATGTTGGTCGCTATGCTGTTCAGCGACGTTTGCAGCGTGCCGCCCACGGCCTGTGCGTATTCGTTCAGGTTGGTTAGTCCTTGCTTAAATGCGTTGCTTACGGCGGTTATTGCCTGAAACAACGCCCAGTAACCGACCGTACCCGCTATCTTTTTCCCGGCGGTCTGGAACTTCTTGACGAGTTCGCTTAGATGCTTACCTGCCGATTTGATGGGCTGAATAAGCATCTTCCCAAAGCCGCCCGCCAGATTCTTGCCCAGAGTGCCCAGAAGACTTAAACCGCGCTTTGCGATGTTGCCCAGACCGCTCAACGCCTTGCCTAGGCCGCTTTGTGAAAACTTGGCCAGGCTCTCGCGCAGCGTCTCTACTTTTTCTGCCGATTCCTCGGAAACGTCTCCGACTTCTTCTATCGCGTCAGACGCTTCTTTCGCACTTTTAGCCGCGTTGTCAAGCGTAATGTCTGTGGCTTCGGAGTCGGTTTCGGGAATTTCACCGCCGCTCTGTGCGGGCTTGTTCTTGGAATTGCCTTTGGATTTGCCCATGGCCTTTTGCATCAAGCTCTGCGCGACGGCAAGGCCGCCCATAGCTTCAGCCAGACTTCTCAGCTTACCTACTGCGTCGTCCGGCAAGTCCATAAGGCTCATGTTCAGCGGGGTTAGATCAGTCTGCCCCAGTTTGGCCAGCGCATCAGCGCCGCGTTCAAGGCTTTCCATCCTCAAACCCTTGAAAACGCTAGCAAGGTTTCGGAGCTTGCTCGTGTCTATGTTGGCATTGTTGAGATCCTTTATGCCCTCCGCAAGCGGCGCAAGATTTATGCTGCTCAGGTGCTCTAGCTGCTTTATGCCCTTGCTAAGGCTCTTAAAGTTAAGGCTCTGAAGTGGTTCAAGGCTTTTGGCAAGCCCGCTGAACTTGTCGTTAAGTCCACTGTTAAGCTTGCCTATATTACGTACTGCCGCTTCCAGATTAACTAGCGACTTGCGCAGCTTGTCTATGCCTTGAGTGGCTTTCGACGTATCGCTGGTTATCTGGAGTTTTAGACTATCAACCGTATAATCAGCCATATGTCTACTTCACCTCATCTTTCGCTTCACGCAGCGCCAATTGCTGATTTACCCGCGCCGCCCAGCCGTTCACGAACGACTTCATGCGCTCGTACTGGGCTTTGCGCTCCCGCTCCTTCTTCTCACGTACCTCCTGCGGTGTAATGGGGTACGGCTCGGATGAATACGGCTGAGGCTTGGGACGCTTTGAAAAGGCATTTAAAAGCGGCGCGCAATCCAAGATTGCTTCGTATACGTACATGCCCTGTAGCCAAAGCTCCTGATTGCGTCGCCGCTGCCTTATCTCATCCGCTTCTCTGTACGCCTTTGCCAGCATACAGTCGCCGTTCCAGTATTCGTCCGGGGTCATGCCAAACGCCATGTAGGTAGGAAGCATTCTTTCAAACACTTCTCCCGGCGTTTCGCTGCTTTCCGGGGACGCGCCTGTTACCAGTTCGCGTCCCACTTCACGTTTTTTTCGCCGTCGTTGTCCGGCTCGGCCATAAGCGCGCTGATGGGCTCGTTGTACATCTCGGCCAGCTTGTTCACCAGCTCTTCCTTGTTGCCCATCGCGGCGTATATCTCGTCGATAACCTCGCGCTTGGTAAAGCGATGGTTGGCGATGAACGCGCCCGCGAACAGCTCCGGCAGGGTGTTCATGGGCTTTTCCACAAGGTCGCCCGGCTTAAAGCCGCGATTCTCCATCGCGCGCACGCTCGCGCGGGTATATTCAAGGGTGTAGTCCTTGCCGTCGTAGTTAAAGCAAATTGTCTTTGCCATGTTGATTCCCTCCTGCTGTATGCCTGTTATGCCGTTTATGCCTGTTATACCTGTTATGCGCAGCACATAAGGTATGACGATTATGACTGTTATGCCTTATATGCCGATTATGCCGCTCAGGTTTCGTCCAGTGCAATTACCGTAGAAGCGGCCAGAGTGATAGTCATTTCGCGCACCTCGTCAACGCCGCCGCCGTTGATGTATACGGTCAGACTGCCCTTAAACTTCGCTTTGCCGTCAACGCCGCTAGGCGTAGGCACGCCCGCCGATTCAGTGCCGCCGAACCATACGGCGAAATTATGCTCCGAACCTTCAAGCTCCTTGAGCTTCTTATAGTCGGCCAGCGTGTAGTTGGCCGTGAACTCCAGCGAATCGACCTGCTGTATGCCCAATATCTGCTTAGTCATGGGGTCGCTCAGCGTGGTAGCGTCAAGCATATTGGGCGTACCGCCCAGGTCGGGATAGCTCTTAATGTCCACCAGCTTTTCATAAGTACCGGTGCTTGACGCATTTTCCATCATAAGAAATGACTTATAAGTAGAAGTAGCCGAAGTAGCTGCCGCCATATCTTTATGCCCTCCTGTAAATCATCTTGTCGCGGCCTACGACGGCTGAATATCTGCCGGTAAGCCGGTAAATCGTCGCGTCCTGCATGTCAACCGGCGACGTGCCCATGCGGGTAAATCCCATGCGGCAAAGCGCCTCGTCCGCAAGCGCGTATATTGCGCGGCAGTCGCGTTTGCGCCCTGCCGTCAGATTCGAGTAAACGTTGAGTTCGTACATGACCTGCGCGTGGTTGTCGGTGCTGCCTGTATCGCGCGAACTCATGAGCGAGTAGTTGTCGGCCTCGTACAGCACTATGCACGGGAACACGGCCTCGCCGCGTATCTCCATGTCGTACACGGCCACGTCCGGGCGCGTTAGCGTCACGGCTTGTTCCACTGCGCGGATTATGTCGCTTTCGATGTCGATCATGTCGCGAATACCTCCTTTGCAATGGCCTTTATGCGCCGCCGCATGGCCTTTTCGCCCTCATACAAGGCTCTGGACGGGGCGTTGCCCTGCGTCTTTATGATGCCGGGGCGTACTTCAACGCCGCCAGCGCGCGCGTCGCCTCCGCTGCCATTGTAGACCCAGAACTGGCGCTTGCTCATTGCGCCCTGCCCCTTGCCATAGCCGCCCGCCTTAAAGCCCAGCTTCCCGCGCCATGGATGACTGCCGTACCTTAGCTTGCCCGCGCCAAACTCGATAAACGTTACGGCCTGACCTGTCGCGCTTATCGCCAGCGTGTGCGCGTCTATCCATTCCGGGCCGTTCACGGTCACGTCGTTAACGCCGTCATACGCGGCGGTTTTATATATGGCCGACGATACGTCTATGCCTTCTGCCGCCATGCGTTCAAGCAGTGTACGTACTTTGCCGTCCATTTCACGCTTGTACCGATCTATCTCAGCAACAGCTTTGCTTATCTGCCCAATGTCAACGGTTATCGTCTTCACGACACGTTCACCCGGCTTATCGCAATGGCGATGCTGTTCAAGGACTTTGCCACGCGTCGGACTATGTAGTCGTATATGAGCTGCTCGCCCGAATACGACACCGGCACGTCGAGACATATCACGCTGTGCTCATCTATCGGGCAATTCATGTCGTCGGTCACGATCACGCGGTCGTAATCAACCGCCGCGCCGAATTGCTCAATCGAGGTGTCGCCGCGCGCCGCCGATACACATGCCCTTATCGGGTGTGGGGTCTTATAATCCGTGTACCATTCGCCAGTGGGCTTGCCGTCGTCGTCCAATGCGCGTTTGCGCCCGTTGTACAGCGCGTAGTAAAAGTCGATCTTGTTTCTTTCAAGGCATTTCAATCGCCGCTCACCACCTTTGCGTGCGGAATTACCTGCTTTAGCATGGAATCGGGCACGCTTGCCGCCTCGTAATGGCGGCTCACGCCGTTTTCGCTGTGGCTCGTTTCGCCCTCAGCGCCGCGCTTTAAGTACATGTGTGCCGCGATCTCAAGCTGAAGCAGCTCGTACCGCTCCGGGACTTTGGTTTGCGTATGGTCAAACGGAAACGCCTTTTGGAGTATCTTCTGGCCGGCCAAAGTAAGATAGGCGCTCGCCATGCTCTCACTCAGGTTTTCACCGGCGAGAATGTTCAGCATGTTGATCTTTTCGGTCATTGTCATAAGCACCATCTCCTTTCGTGCCGTCTACTGCTGCTTGCCGCGCATCGGCTTTTTAGCGCTTATTTTGCTGCTTTTAGGCGGGGTTTCCGGGGCTTTAACCGGCTCAACAGGCGTTTGTGCCTGCTCTGGTATCAGCCCCACAACCAGCCCTTCAGGGGTCAATTTCTCTGCCATATCAGCTCAGCGCGGTAGCGCCCTTGTGCAGGTAAATGCCCTTTACCTTGTTGTCATAGACAAAGGTATCGTGGTACACGCGGTAGTCGAACTTCCACGCGTCGGCCTTCTGGTATTCATCGGGCGAGAAGATACGCGGCAGTACGTGCTTTACAACCTTAGTAATCGCGCTCGGATGGATTATCATGAAGTTGATCTTGTAGCCCGTGGTCGCAGTGCCGGTATAGCCGCCCGCCGTCTGGCCGGAACTGGAGCCGTCCTTCAGCGTGATTGCGGTATAGAAGCGGCTCTGCGGCACGCGGATTATGCGCATACCGTCGTAGCTCTCGATTTCCTTATTGATGCCGCCATCGCCGTTCATTACGGTACGGGTCACTTTGCTGCGCAGTCCCGCGTAGGCGCTTTCAGAGATGAAAAGCATACGTCCATCGACCGGGACTTCGTTTTCGTTCATGGAACGCTCCGCTTCGTCGATCAGTCCAGGAACGTCGGTCGTGCCGATGGTTATATCGGCGGCAGTCGCGGTATCTATGCCGGTCGTGCCCGCGATCTTTGCAAAGGTGTACGCATCGATTTCGGGCGTAACCTTAGTGCGGATGAACTCGCTCGCCAGCGTGCCGAACGCCATGCCAATAGTTTCTTCATTGTCCATGCGGTCAACGGTAAACGAGCGGCCACGGTCTTTGCCCAGAGTAAGGGTTTCCCACGTACCCGTTACGCTGCCATCAACAAAGCCGGTGTTGCGGTTGTAGTTGCCCAGACCGTCCATGTCGGTCTTAAATACCTTTATCGTGTTGCCGTTTACGATCTCGACTTTGGTAGAATCGAGTATCGCAGTGCGCGAATTGGCCTTGTACACCTCATCCAGCAGGGGTAGAAAGGTCTGTGCAAGCTGAAAACTGTTCGCCATCTGTTTTTCCTCCTAAATCAAACCGGCAGTCCCATCGCTTTCCTGAGGTCTGCCATCTGCTTTTTCTGTTTTTCCGCTTCCGGGTCTCCACCGGCGGGCGGCGTAGGCATTTCCTTGAGCAGCTTTGCCTTTAGCGCCTTTTCGCTCGTGATGGAGTGCTGTTTCATGATTGCGAACACCGTGTCTGTATCGCCGTCGGTCATGGCGCTTGCCGCGTCGGATGCCATCTGTTCGTCATAGCCAAGGCTCAGATAAGCCGCCTTATAGGTGCTTATGGTCTTTTCATGCCTCAACTCGGCTAGCTCCGCGCGCATGGCTTCCTCATTGGCCGCGCGGTCGGCTTCCCGCTGCTCATCTGCCGTCATGCGGCTGCGCATCTGCTTTTTCAGCGCGGCTAATTCGCTTGCCGTCTTGTCGTACAGTGCCTTGCTCACCGTGCTGCTTTTGGCCGGATTCGGTTTATCCTGCGCGGGCTTATCGTCAACGTGTGCCGGGGCAGGGCCGGGGGTAGAGGCGGGTTCATTGTCGGCTTCATAACTATTGAGCAGTTCAAGCTTTTCATCAGCCGTCATGTCCTCGCGGTAGCCGTCAATCTTAGTCCAGTCGATGTTCATGCAATCGTCCTCCTTGCGTTTGGTAAAGCGGTTTTCTCCGCTGTCAATTGGTATGTGTGCGATACTTGCTATCCCGCATTCTCTTGCGGC